TAATAAGCCAATGACAGGTTACGCAATACTGTAGGATACGTATCATCGATAGATGCTGATTTTTCGAGAAGAGATTGGGATCTTCAATTAGAAGGGCTTAAACGTTTTGACGAGCAATATGGATTCGATATTTTTGCAGATGACGAATTCTTAGATTGTTTAGAGAGAATTGAAGCTATGGTACCTGAAGTAGAGGATGTAAAAAAGACTTCAGATAACATTGTTGCAGAGGAAGAAGAAGAACCTTCAAAACCGATATCTAAACCAAAAGAAAAACCAGCAACAACTCAATATCCTCCTCTGATTAAGATGAAGGCTGAATTGAGAGATTATATTGAAACAGAATACGAAGGAACTGAAACATTACCGGACCTTCCTATTGTAGAAATGCGTAAGTGGTATGATTTGATGAAGCAAGGAATGATGTTACCATTCGATCAATATAAAGAAGAAGAACCTGAACCACAAGACGAAATGCCTGTCGAAAAAGAAGTTGCAAGCAAAGCTAAAGTAGCATCAGAATCAGTGAGAGAGAAATTGGCAAAATTACGTGCAAGAAAGTAATTATTATAAAGGAGAGGAACGATATCCTCTCCTATAAATTCAATCCGTATTATGAATCCTAAGAAAGTATTGTTAATCGTAATTGGTTTCTTGTTATTTGCTTTGTCGTACATATGGTTAAAGTATGATTCGCAAACTAAGAGGACGAAAAAATTGCAAGAAGATATTGAGTTTTATACAGACTCATTGAATAGGTATACTAAATTATATTCATCATCAAGTTTTTCTAGTCTCAAGAAAGAAAATAAAGAGCTTTATAGACAATTGAAAGAAAAAGAGGAGCTTGTTGAGGCAATTAAATTCAAGTACGAATACGAATATAAAGGTCAAGAACAAATAGTAGATAAACCAATTGAAGAAGACTCTCTATATCATTTTAATGTTCAAAATGATACGTTAGGATATGATTTGAAGATTTGGTCGACACATTTGCAAAAGTATAGATTATCTTTCAATCTCACAAATGAATTTACAATTACTCGTCAACAAGTTGGTAACGATCATAGATTGGAAATAAATTCGTATATTCCTGGAAAAATAGAGAATGTTATTGCGTGGAACAAAGAGCAAAAGAAATCAAGATTTTCGATTGGTCCTTCTGTAGGATTTGGATATGGAGTTTTTAGCAAAAAACCTGATATATTCATTGGAGCAACTATAACTTATAACTTATGGCACAAATAAACTTAAAGAGTCCTGCAATTACAATGATGTTTACAGATATTCATCTAAAAGAATCGAATTGTAATGAAATCAAAGAGTTGTTAATTGGACAAGGAATTGAAATATGTAAGATACATAAATTAAAGAGATGTTTTTGTTTAGGAGATGTTTTCGATTCAAGAATCGCACAAAAACAAGAAGTTCTTTCGACTTGGGATGAAATTTTAGATGCATACGATAAAGCAGGAATAGAAATTGTCTGTATAAGAGGAAATCATGATTCATCAGATTACAAGAGTTCAAACTCTTTCCTAAAACCATATAAGCATCACCCTAATTTCAGACTAGTCGATGATATAGATATCATTGAAGAAGAAGGATATTTGTTTGGCTGCATAGCTTATTATGATGAAAATATATGGATAGAGAAGTTCGAAGAATTAAAAGAATGTATCTTAGATCAAAAAAAGAATGAGAAGTTGATTTGTCTTGGACATATCGAGATTACAGGAAGTAGTAATTTAGGTCATGTAACCGAGAACAAGTTGAAGATAAGTTCATTTAAAGATTTTGATATGACATTTTTAGGTCATTTTCATGATCAACAAGAACTTAGTGAAAAGATCGTTCATTTAGGTTCATTGGTTCAAAATAATTTTGGAGAAGATGAGCAAAAGGGATTTTGGATAATCAATAGCGATCTATCTTACGAACTAATACCTTCGAAGGGTAAGAGGTATAAGAAGCAGGTAATCGATTTAGATACAATGACATTCAAGCAGGCCGACAAATTAATTAAAGATTTAAAAACGAAAAATCCTGACGATTATGTAAGAGTGGAGTTGACAGGTGGACAAGATACACTTAAATCGATAGACAAGAAGGTTTATCAAGAATTGGGTATTGATGTGAAATTAAAGGCAAAAGAGCTTGAAGTAAATGAAGTTGAGGTAGTAGAAGAGGTAAAGGTATTAACGAATAACGATATCGCCTCTAAATTCAAAGATTGGTGTAAGGAGAATGATTACAATTATAAAGAAGGATTCAATATATTAAAACAAGTGTTATAATGGGAAGATTAGATGACTTATTTGGAAGAATTGAAAAGCGTTTTGGCAAAGAAGCGTTAGTAGGTTCGAATGTTGAAGTAGAAACGGTATCGTCAGGCTCTCTAGCATTGGATGAGGCTCTAGGAGGAGGATGGGCATTAGGTCGAATTCATGAGTGTTTCGGAAACGAGAGCAGCGGTAAATGTGTTTCGAAAGATGGATATGTTTTGACTGCTGAACGTGGATGGCAATCTATAGAAGATATATTCAACATGAATGGATTAGAGATTTTGACAACCAACAAAATGGTAGAAAAATCTTTTGGATTAATCAATTGCTACGGAGAAAAAGAGGATACAGTAAGATTCACCTACAACGGTAAGAAACCTCTATATAAAATAAGAACTAAATCAGGATTCGAACATAAAATAACAGCTAAACATCCGCTGATGGTTTTGAGTGAGAATGGATTTTCTGTATGGAAATGGGCTCAAGAAATAAAAGAAGGAGATGTTTTACTTGGAATTAAAAATTCTGTGTTCGGAAATTTTTCGATTGAAAAAGATAAAGCGTATTTCATAGGATTGTTATTGGCAGACGGAAGTATCGGCGACACTATTACGTTTACTAACGATGATAAAGATATTAAGTCGTTCATTGAGAATCTTAATTATCCTGTTTGGGGATTGAGTCACGTAAGAAGTTATCTTAATAAAGAAAGCCTTACTTCTGTAAATTATCAATTTAGTTGTGTTTCCTCTTGGAACGAAACTAAAGATATATTATTTCTTCCTAAAAAATGTACTGCAGGAACAAAAAGTATTCATAGTTATCTTATGGGAGGAAACGAAGAGACAGTAAGAAGTCTTCTTCAAGGATACATGGATTGTGAGGGTTATTTTGCAGAAAGACATTTGGAGGTAACTTCTAAAAGTAAAAAGTTGTTATATCAAGTCAAGTTGTTATTGACTCAATTCGGAATCAAATCCTATTTAGATCAAGGAATACATGTAAAAGGACATGAAGACTTGTATTATCGATTAAGTATTTATTCAGAAGATTATTTGAAATACAAAGTTCTCATTGGAACTCGTTCTTCATATCGTGAACAACAAATGTTTGGTATAAAGGTTCATAATAGCACTTTTCCTAAAGAATTAAACCCTCTTTTTAAAGCGTTGTTTGATTTGTGGTGCAATAGAAGTGTTCAATTTAGTTTAATTAGAGATAGTTTTAGTAAAGGTTTAGGTCAAAACAAAGAGAATTTTGAAGATTTTTTGGAGTGCTTAGAAAAACAAGATAATCCGAAGATAATCCAAGATTTGATTGTATATGTAAAAAGTTTATATAACAAAACGTTTGACGAAGTTGTCTCAATTGAAAAAATCGAGGAAGAACCTACATTCGATTTTGAAATGCAGAGAACTCATACATTTATAGCAGATGGCTCTATAAATCATAATACATCTTGTGCATTACATCTATGTGCTTCTGTTCAAAAAAATTTGGGTAAAGCCATTGGATATGTAGACGTAGAACAGGCATTAGATCTAGATTATGCGAAAAAATTAGGTATAGATTTAGATAAAGATAATTGGATTTTATCACAACCAAATTCAGCAGAAGAAGCAATGGAAATTGTGAGAGAAATGCTAGAATGTCCTGAAATTGGATTGGTTGTTCTTGATTCAGTAGCAGGGCTTGTTCCTCAAGCAACTTTACAGGGAGAGTCAGGAGACGCAAAGGTAGCCTTGGTTGCACGTTTACTATCAACTCAATTAAGTATCCTAAAAAATGTGTGTAAGAAAAATAATAACATTTTATTCTGCATCAATCAATTGAGAGAAAAAGTTGGAGGAGGATTTGGTTTTGGAGGTGCAACAACGATGACTCCTGGTGGTAAAGCTCTTAAATTCTATGCTACTCAGAGAGCAGAATTTGCTAGAATTGGTACAGATAAAAGTGGAGATGTTGCGGTTGCAAATAAGACTAAAATCAAAATAACGAAGAATAAGATTGCTCCACCGTTTAGAAGCTGTGATGTAATGTTACGATTTGGTGTAGGTTTTGATGTCGTCCAAGAAGTTGTTGAAATTGCTGTTAAAAAAGGAATTTGTCAAAAGAAAGGTTCTTGGTTCTACTATGGTGACGATTATAGATTAGGCCAAGGTATGGATTCTGTAAGAGAAGAATTGCTTCAAGACACTGAGTTATTTAACGAGATTAAAGAACAAGTAAAACAAGCGTTATGTACCCAACAAGATTAATTTTAAAGAATTTTGGTCCGTTCGAAGAACTGGATTATAGTTTTGCAAAGGAGCCTATAGCAGTTATAGGTGAAAATAGAACTCAAGACGATCAATTATCAAATGGGACAGGAAAAAGTTTTTATAATCAAGGTTTGTTTTACGGGATATATGGCACGAATCTTAGAGATAAACAAGATAAAAAATTGATAAGAAAAGGATTCGATACAGCTTATATATGTGTTTTTATTTACTGTCCTATTCGTAAACAAACTTTGAGAATTGACAGAGAATTGAGGATGAAAGGTTCTTCGACTTTAGCTATCAATATAATGAGTGATGGTGAAGAGGATTGGACGCGAGTTCCTGTTACTACAGTACTTGAAGGTAATAGATATATCGTTGATTGGATTGAGATATCTGCTGAAGACGCTAAGTCTTATTATATAGTATCGAAAGGAAATTATAATTCATTCTTCAAGTCTTCTAATACAGAGAAATTAGCTCTTATAAGTCGTTTTATTAACTTCTCTATGCTAGATAAAACAAAATCCATCATAGAAGAAGAGGTTGATAAAATAAACGAGAAAAAACGAGTTCACGAGAGAGAATTGTCGAGTTACGAAGGGAAATTGTCAGTTTATATGGACCAACTTCAAGAGATTCTTGATAGTAATCCTGAAGCAGAAAGAGATGCGAAGTTGAAGGATTATGAACAAAACATTCTTAATTGTGAGAATAAAATTAAAGAATTAAATCTCGAATATACTGAAGCAGAGATTAGAATTAAAAATCTTGACAAAGAAATAGATAAGATTGTTCGGATTCAAGAAGATACGAAGAATGAACTTCTACAGATAGACACTTCTAATTTTGACGAAGTCTTTAACGAAATCAATGAAGAGTTGAAATCTTGTAGAGACGATAAGAAAAAGGAAGAAAGTCATCTCGAATCGATTCAGGGCAAAATTTCTAATATAAAGAAGGTCTTAAATAAGTTAGAAGTAATGCTATCAGGAGTTATAGTGTGTCCAAGATGTGGATACGAATTCTTTCTAGATGAAGAAAAGACTCCCGAGACCATTGAAAGTGAAAAGAAAGAAAAAGAATTAGATTTAGAAAACGAATTAAAGAATAAGGAAAATGTTAATGAATCTATTATTGAGATTGATAATGTTATACAAGAATATGCTGAATTAAAGAAAGAGACTGACGAAGAGTTTGATAAAGTGGTTTCTCAACAAAGAGAATTGAAAAGGACTTTAAGCCAATTAGATTCGAGTGTTCTTGAATATAGGAGAAAGAAAAGTGATGAAGAATTCCTTCTAACGAAAATTCAAAACGAGATTGAGCATAATAAGACGACGATATCTCTCGTTAAAAATTCGATAGATGAACTCAAAAAAACTGAGCTAAAAAAGAAGGATACGAAGAAGTTAGAAGAGTTAATTGATGAGTGTAACGACAAGATTGCTGTTTTGGGTGAAGAAGTAGTGAGTAGAGATAGTGAAATCTTTAAAGTCCAACAATGGGTACAACGATTCAAAGATTTTAAGATGTATCTCGCTATGGAGCAATTGAAGAATATACAGTCACGAGCAAATGAAATCTTAAAGTTAATGGGAAGTGATCTTAGATTGATAATTGAAGGTTTTAAGACAACTTCAAAAGGTGAAATTAAAGAAGAAATCACTCCCTATGTATTTCGTGACGAAATAGAGTCTTTCTTCTATTACTCAGGAGGAGAACAGGCTAGAACTGAAATTTCACTTATTCTGGCCATTCAGCAAATGATTAATTCTACGAAGAAATACGGAGGATTACAGTTTCTGTTAGTAGATGAAGTACTTGAGAGTGCAGATTCGTTAGGAATTGAGAATATCATTTCGTCATTGAAATTTTTGAAACAATCTTCATTAATTGTTACTCATGTACCTAAGATTAACGAAGAAATTTCACAGATTAAGATAATAAAAGAAAATGGAGTAAGTAGATTAGAAGAATGAAAGCATATATAGGAATCGATCCTGGTCAATCGGGATTCGTGTCGATTATAAATGTAGATGGGAAAGTAATCAAATCTTTCCCTCTATTGAAAAATTCAAAAAATGTTGACGTTGTTGAAATAAGTCGAAATCTGTTTGATCTTAGTATTTATGAAGGAAGATGTCATGTAATACTTGAAGATGTACATTCGATTTTTGGTTCGTCTGCAAAATCGAATTTTAATTTCGGTTGGATTGTAGGAGTTATAGAAGGAACTTTGTCTACATTAGGATTACCGTATACTAAGGTAGCTCCTAAAACGTGGCAGAAAGTAATGCATCAAGGAATTGCTAAAAACGAGAATAAAAAGATAATGAGTCTTATGGCTTGTCACAAATTATTCCCAACAGTAGATTTGAGAAGAACAATTAAATGTAAAAACGAAGACGATAATTTTGCTGACTCGTTATTGATGGCAGAATATGGTCGTAGAAAAAACTTATAATTATGGTATACGTATGGTGTGATAACGAAGCGTGTTCGAACTACGCTAAAGAAGACATTTTAGTGAAAGCGCAATTTAAATACGAAAACGGTAAAACGGTTCTCTCTAATATACCTAGATGTCCAGTATGTGGAAAAGAAATGTTTTACAGAGAAGAATATCCTAAAAATGAAGGTAGTATAGATGTTGCTTTTACTTCGTTTAATTCAAAGAGTAACGAAGATAAGGCAGATATACTTAAAAAACGATATAACGATAATATAAAGAAAGAAAATATCGATGAAGTCATAAAAAATAAGAGAGAGAAAGTAACGAAACAATTTTTTGGTCTCAATTAGTTGCTAGCGACATAACAAAATAGTATCTTTACAGCGTAAAACAAAAGAAGATGGAAATAGAACAAAAAGTATTAGATAATCTATGGGCACTTGTTGCTGCAACAGGAAAACAGATTGTTGTCATAGATTTCTTCGGAGACATAAGAGCTTATATTGTAGAGAGTTTCTCACCTAAAGTTAGAGATGTTTTCTTCAATGAAGTTCGAGGAGCTCAAGATATTACAGATTTTTCAATTCACTTGCCATTTCAAATGGCACAATTGAATCCTGTAACCCTAGAAGATCGTATCCAAGGTAGATCGAAGAAAGACTTTAAATTTGGACACGAGAATTATATTTGGATGATCGCAAATAAAGAAAATATTTATTAAATGAAATTATTATGGCAAGTAGAAGATTAACAAACGAAGACAGAAGAATAAATGATTGCGATAACATAGAATCCTTTAGAGCTCAACTGTCTAAATTTTCACTACAATAATAGCTATTATGAACGAAGAAGTTTTAAAATTAGAGTATCGGTTACGAAAATATAACGATGCATATAGAGAAGGAAATCCTTTGATTTCAGATAAAGAATACGATGAGATTGTTGATCGTTTAAAGAAAATCGCTCCCGAATCTCATTGGTTTAATAAAGGTATTCAAGACAAAGTATCTGAAGATAGAAAAGAGAAACTTCCAATTCCTATGTTTTCACTTGAAAAGGTGAAGTCACATGAAGAAATTTTGAAATGGATTAAATCTATTAATCTAAGTTCTACAGACGAATTGATCGTTACACCTAAATACGATGGAATTTCGTTGTGCGTGTTCGAACCGAAGGGAAGTGCTTGGACTCGTGGTGATGGAGAGTTTGGACAAAATTGCACTGAACATTTTGAGAAGTGTATGAATAACACTATTTATACAAAATCTATTGAGAACGACAATAAACTACCTACATTTTCATTTGGTGAAGCGATTTTTAAAACAGCAGATTTTTTGAAAATCAAAGAAGAAGCAGGATATAAATCAGCGAGAAATGCTGTTGCAGGACTTCTTAATTCACCAAGTGTTAGTGAGTTTGTAAAGTACGTTAATTACATAAGATATGGATGTGACAACGAGGATTGGAATAAGAAGAAACAGCTTGAAGTCCTAAATGAGTATAGCTCTGAACAAAATAGAGTTAACTTTTCGACAATTACAGTAAGATCACTTGAAAATGAAGATGGTTTTATCGATCTTATGAATAATTTGTTCGAAAAATTGACAAAAGGTTATAAGTGTGATGGTCTTGTAATTGATGTAAATGACGCGAAGAAAAGACAAGAGCTTGGTCGATTATCTAATGGTAATCCTAGATATGCTATTGCATACAAAAATCCTGAATGGTCAGAAAGAGAAGAAACTATTGTAAAAGAAGTTCGCTGGCAAATTTCTAAGGACGGAAGATTAGCTCCTGTTGTTGAAGTTGAACCGATTGATTTGTGTGGAGCAACGATATCAAGATGTACAGCATACAATGCTCGTTATATTGTTGAAAACAATATTGTTCCAGGAGCAAGAGTTGTGATATGTCGTTCGGGAGACGTTATTCCTAAGCATTTAAAAACAGTTTCGTATACAAATACGTATTCAAAGACTCCTGCAGTTTGTCCAGTATGTGGCAAAGAATTGGTATGGGATTTAAATAATGTAGATTTAGTTTGTAAGAATGAAAATTGTGATGCAGTTTTGTTGTCAAAGTGTGTTTACTTTTTCTCTGTGCTTGACTTTAAAGAGTTTCGTGAGCCAACTATTAAAAAACTCTTTAATGCAGGATACAAAGATCCTTTAACTATTATCGAATTAACAGAAGAAGAGTTGAAGAAGATAGATAAGTTAGGTAATGTTGCTGCAAAAATGCTTTCAAAACAGTTCTCTGAATTAAAGAAGAAGGGGACTAATTTTGCTAAGTACCTAACTGCTATGAATTATTTTCAAGGAGCAATTGCTGAAAAAATATGTCAAAAAATCCTCAATGGACTAAAGTTATATACTCGTGAAGATATAGATTCATTTGTTTTAGAGAATTGCAAAAAAGCTTTTGAAGTAGATATAGAAGGAGTCGGTACAAGTACAATGTCGTCTTTTGTTAAGGGAATTAAGAAAAGATGGTCTTTAGAAAAGAAAGATATTATTCCTATAACTTACTATGGACTTGAAGAGAAATCTTTTGACGGTCAAATGACGGTTGTTTTTACTGGTTTTAGAAATAAAGATTGGGAGAGAAGACTTACGGAGAAAGGTCATATAATAGGCTCTTCTGTAAGTAAGAAAACAACTTGTTTGATTGTCAAAGAAAAAGGTAGTGGTTCTACGAAGGAACGAAAGGCAGAAAGTTTAGGAATTCCAATATTTACGCCAATTGAATTTCAACATAAGTTTGAATTTTGATTTTTTTTAGTTAATACTTAAGGAGACAGGATTTTGTTGTGAAATAAGGTCCTGTCTAAACTTATTAAAAGAGATACAATGAGATATTATTATAGAGAGAAAGATTGGTTATATATAGGTTTTGATTATAGACCGTACTTAGTAGAAGCAATGAAGAAATTCAATGCTTCGTATAACTATGCGACTAAAGAATGGTATATAAGATTAGGTCTCGACAATTCCTTGCGAATAAAAGGATTTTTAGAATCAAACGATTTTGAAGAGAAAAGAGTTTATCAACCACAAGAGATACAATTAAAGCATATACAAGAACATGTTACAAGAAACGATGTTGAAGAAATGCTAGATTATATCAATCTCCCTATAAAATTAAGAGATTATCAAATAGACGGTGTGACTTATATGGTCAATCATGATAATTGTATCAATGGATGTGCAATGGGACTCGGTAAGAGTGCTACTGCAATAGCTACAGTAGAGTTACTTAACTTATTCCCTTGTTTAATTGTATGTCCTGCTACAGTGAAGAAGTCATGGGAGAAAGAATGGAAGAAAGTTTCTCCTAAAAGAACTGTTCATATTATAGATTCTAAGGACGGAGACGATTTAGATTGGAAAGTAGATGTAACGATCATTAATTACGATTATCTCTTTAAAAAGAATAAGAAAGGCGAAGATATAAAGCTACGATATAGAAGCCTCTCTAAAAAATGGGGAAGCGTTGTTTTGGATGAAATTCACTTGTGCAAGAACTCTAAAACAATGCGTTCTAAAGCTGTAAGTAAAATCGTTAAAAAGGCTCATAGAGTATATGCCTTGAGCGGAACGTTGATTCAAAATCGTCCTCAGGAATTAATTAATACACTCAATATTCTGGGACGATTTAAAGATATTTTCCCCGACTTGAGATATTTTCTTTATAGGTATTGCAATGCAAAAAAGACTCGATTTGGATTAGATTGTTCAGGAGCTACGTACACATTAGAATTGCATAATATATTGAAACATTATTGTTATTATAGAAAAGAAAGAAATGAAGTGCTAAAAGAATTGCCTGAAGTAATTGAGCAAACGATTGAATGCGATATCACAAACAAGAAGGAATATCAAAAAGCACAAGACGATTTTATCGAATGGTTATCGTCTATTAACGAAGAAGCTGCAGAGAGAGCTTTAAGAGCGGAACATCTAGTGAGATTGTCTGCATTGAAAGACCTTTCAATTAAAGGTAAAACGAAGTTTATTTCATCTTTCTTGAAGGAATGGAAGGAAATATCACAAGAAGAAAAATTAATCGTTTTTGGAGTTAGAAGCGAGCCTCTCAAAATACTTCAAAAAGAGTTTTCTGAAGATAGTGTTTTAGTGATAGGTGAACAAGTAACGAGTGAGAAAATGAAAAGAGTCGAAGAATTCAAATCTTCTAAACAATTTATATTCGCAAACATAGCGACCTTATCTACAGGAATAGATGGTTTACAGCAATGTTGTAGCAATATGTTATTTATAGAGTTGCCTCCAAGACCGTCTGATCTTGAACAAGCTAAGGCACGTATAGATAGAATGGGTCAAAAAGAAGAGATGAATATCTATTATATATTATCTAATGATACGATAGACATGGATTTAAAGGAAGTTATAGAAGAAAAGACTGTAATTACAGATGCAGTGAATAAAGGTCAAAATGCATCTTCCAACGAAGATCAGTCTACCGATTGGGCATTGATTCATAAATTAAGGTCTAAGAACAGGACCAAGTAGATGAAGAATCGATAACAAAATAGTATCTTTAGACATGGAAAGAAAATCGATAACAATCTTCTGTGACGGTAGTTGTTACTGGAAGACAAAGAAAGGAGGAATTGGTGTTTATATGATATATGATGATGAAGAATTCTTTATATCGAAAGGCTATAAGAAAACTACGATTGGTCGATGTGAAATGAGAGCTTTTTTAACAGCAATTCAATCTCTTAGAAGAGATATTCCTATAACAGCGACAGTTTATAGTGACAGTCAATATGTTGTCAGAGGATTGACTGAGAACCTTAGAAATTGGATTGATAATAATTGGAAAGGATGTGCTAATATTGATTTATGGAAGAAGATTGTTGAAGAATTAAATGAGCGCAAGAAATTAAGAGTCAGGATCAAATGGCATCCAGGACATAGAAAGGAACTTGACAATCCTATTGTATATGGAAATGCAGTAGCAGATGCATTGGCAGATTATAAGAATTTTACTGAATACGAACTAGATAAAATTGAAGAAAATGAGAGAATGGAGTGAGCGACAAAAGGTAATTTTCGACATCTACGAAAAAACGAATAAAAATATTGTAGTCGAAGCTACAGCCGGTTCCGGCAAAACGACCACAATAGTTGAATTGTGTAAAAGAACTCCTGTTTATAAGAAATGTTTCTTTTCAGCGTTCAATAAAAGTATTGCAGAAGAACTCAGTTCACGATTACCTGAGAGAATTGATGTGAGTACTTTTCATTCAAAAGGACTTAAAACACTCTTAAAGAATTTTCGATTCAAATTAAAAGTGAATGAAAATAAATGTTTTAAGATAGGTAAACAAATATTGACTTTAGATGATATTCCTGAAAAACAACAATTGAAATATCTCTTTGATCTTCAAACTATTTGGAATTCGATTAGATTGGGATTATTAGTAGATTATGAGCAAGATATTCCTAATATTTGTGTTGAAAAAGATCTTGACTTCAAGCCTAGAATGATTGAGGATATTCGAAATATCGAAGAGGAATGGTTAAAAAGAGCTCGATTGATTAATAATGGCAGAGATTTTGAAGTTGATTTTACAGACATGCTCTATTTACCGTATATTCTTTTGAAAAGTGAGGATTTTTCAAAGTACGATGTAGTTGTTGTTGATGAATGTCAAGATTTATGTACATTACAAAAAGAACTTATTTTCAATTATATCAAGCCGTTAGGAGGTAGATTAATATGTGTAGGAGACTCGAAGCAATGTATTTATTCCTTCATTGGGTCAAGTGTTTCGAATTTCAAACAACTTCAAAATTTAGATAATACAGTTACACTACCTCTCGATGTTACATATCGATGTGCTAGATCTGTTGTTGACGAGGCAAAAAAGGTTTTTTCTCAAGGAATTGAAGCTGCAGAAAATGCAATCGAAGGAGTTGTGAGAAAAGGAAATCTAGAAGAAGCTCGAACAGGAGATTTCGTTTTGTGTAGAAATAATCTTCCTCTAATAGATGCGTTTATAATTCTGTTGCAAAAAGGAATTAAAGCATCTATTAAGGACAAGGATTTCGGTAAATCTCTATTAAATATCCTAGAAAAGATAAGTAGAATCGAAGATTTGAATATACTGATGAACGATAAACTTGAAGAACTAAAAGAAAGAGGTCTTTCAAAAGCAGCAGCTATGAATAATGCATCTTATTTGAGTTTAGTAGAGAAGTGTTCGATTTTAGAAAGATTGTCTAGTATTTGGACTTCTATAGAAATAATGAAATCTAAAATTGAAGAGATTTATACAGAAGACGAAAAGGAAGGAGTTATATTGAGTACAATTCATAAGTCAAAAGGCTTAGAGAGTGATAGAGTGTTTTTCTTAAATCCTAATTTAATACCTAGCCCTAAAGTGACGTGCGAAGAAGCTCTATATAGTGAATATTGTCTCAAGTTTGTAGCAATTACAAGAGCGAAAAAAGAATTAATATATTGTACTGTATGAATGACTATGAAATAACGACTCAATGCGATTTTGAAGAGTTTGATGTCGAAGAGAATTTAGACGATGAATTTGAAGATTTTTAATATAGTGAATTATGGAAAAACAAAAATTGTTTATTCCTGCGATAATGATAAGTAAAGCAGGAGGTAAAACTGTAACATTAATTAGTGCCAATAAGATTAAAGAATTAGAAGAATTTCTACCAAGTAAAGAAGCATTAGAAACACATATGCAAATTCAACATCTTATGACACAGAAGGATTCAAAGTATAGACCACAACCACTGGCTATAAAGATAGAAAGGGCGAAATTTAACAAGGCAATCGAAAAGGTAAAAGCAAAGAATTCTAACGTAGATTCAAATTGCATTCCTTTAGTTTTGCAATACCCTGCAGTTCCTATTGCAATCATTGAACCAGGAGATTGATTATGGACGAACAATTGAGAGATTTTATTTATACGAAGAATGGTTGGTCTAAACCAATGACAGAAGAAGAGAGGACCCTTCTTCGTAAAAGTAGAAATAAGAATATCAATGGTGAAAAGATATTGCGATTGGTTTTTGATGGGAAAGTAATATATAGAGGTCCTGTTAATTTATGTCAATATAAGAAGTGATGTTTATGTAAAACTTACGGTATAGGACCTGAACGAGCAAAAGAACGATTTAAAATAACGTATTAATATGAATAAGAAATATAACATAGTATACGCCGATCCTCCTTGGTCATATAACTCAAGGAGGTCTAATTACATAGCAAATGGAAGTGGAGAAACGTTAAGGCATTATGATACATTAACTTTAGATGAGTTGAAAGAAATGCCTATCAATGAAATAACAGACAAGAACGCTATGCTTTTTCTGTGGGCAACATTTCCGCAATTACAGGAAGCTCTAGACTTAATTAAAGCATGGGGATTCATTTATAAGACAGTAGCTTTTAGTTGGGTAAAGACAACTAAAGACGGAACAAAGCCTGCTTTTGGTGTTGGTTATTACACGAGAAATAATGTTGAAATTTGTCTCTTAGGAGTTAAAGGAAAGCCTTTCAAAGAGGTCGGAAATATGAGTAGTGTGGTAATCTCTCCCAGAGAAGAACATTCGAAAAAGCCTGACATAGTTCGAGAGAAGATTGTTGAATTGTGTGGAAATTTACCGAGGATAGAACTCTTCGCTAGAAAGGAGACGGAAGGTTGGGATGTGTTTGGTAACGAAGTAGAAAATAGTAATAACGAATTAAACTTTTTATTATGAGAACAAAATTAGAAACAATGGTAGGAATTAGATTTGATATCGAAGGAATGCACTCCTATCCTGACGCTGTAAAAAATCACGGTGAAGGAGTTCGTTTTCTAGAATTCCCTCACCGTCATAGATTCTTTTTCAATTGTAAAAAACGGGTTAATCACGATAATCGTGACGAAGAGTTTATATTACTCAAGAATAGAGTTGAAAACTATATAAAACTAAATACACCCATAATTGGAGGCACTACAATCTATGACTTCGGAAATCAATCTTGTGAACAAATCGCCAAGAAGGTTTTGAAGCAATTCGATTTCGAAGAAGTAGAGGTAAGTGAAGACGGTGAAAACTATGCAGTTGTAAAGAAGGTTCCCGAAGATGACGAAAACGAACAAAAAGGTAATTTCTTTCCTAAACAATCTGCAAAAATAACTTTCGTTGTAGGTGGTTGTTGTTCAGGAAAAACTTATATTGCAAGAGCTCTATCAAAAAAAATGATGAATAGAGGAGAGAAGACTTATGTTTTAGAAGTAGGAGATATTGTTCGTTTGCTTACCAATACACAAGAAAGAGTTTTTGATAAAAATTTCCATAAGAAAATTACTGAAATACTCTGTAATTCTATACAAATCTCTCTTAAACAGGATTACGAAAACGTTATTGTCGTAGGCTGTAGACAAATTGAGGTTTTAAAAGATACTATATTATCTTTGGATCAAAAAAATTATGATATAGTATATATTGCTGCACCGAAAGACATAAGAAGGGTTCGATATGAAAATAGATGTTCATCTAAAGATTCGAAATCGTTTGAAGAGGTTTTGAACGGTGAAAAATCAATTGGTTTCAACGACTTCATTGAATACCTCGTGAACGAAGAATATGAAAAATTAACAATCATAAACAACATTTAAAAATGAGAATATTTGTAACACCTCCTGTAAAACATCTTGAATTAAGTGAGTTAGGAGATAAGAACTTCTATATATTAGGTCAACTCTATAAAAGAAGTCAAGAATATCGTGATTATACTAAGAAAGCGATAGAAAATGGACGATTCACTATACTTGATAGTGGTGTAGGAGATGAAGGTGAAGTGTTGACTAACGAAGAGTTATTTGAGTTGACGAAAGAAATCCAGCCGAATGAAGTGATTCCTCTAGATTCATTATATAATCGTATCGAGACACTGAGAAACTTCAATCAATTTTTATCATGGCTGAAAGAAGAGCGAGCAAAAGAAAATCTTCAATTCACAACCCTACTTGCGTGTCCTCAAGGTAAAAACTGGGATGAATGGTTATCGTGCTATCGATATTTCTTAGTTAATAAGTACGTTTCGTGTATTGGCATGAGTAAGAAAGCTATTCCATACATCATGAAGAATGAAAATATAGCATTCTCACGTTCACTAGTTGTGTCTAGGTTGAAAGGAATGGGATTGTTGAAAAAACAACTTCATTTCCTAGGTCAAGGAGATCCGAGAGAATTTATTCCGTATAAAAACGCAAGATTTAGGTCAACAGATAGTTGTTATCCTATATTAGCAGCGATGAATGGAATTGATTTAAGTGACAGAGAGAAATTCGAGAGAGTACCTACTCCTGCAGATTATTTTGATCGTGAGATTGCTCCTGAAACAATGGAATTGATTAAAAAGAATGTGCAATTTTTAAGAGAGTGTTGTAACGATGTTCTATGAAGCAGTAGTAACGTATTACGATTACGATGAAAATTCTAAAAATAATCGAATATCGAAGTTTACCAAAACTCTCGTTTGTAAAGGTGAAAATTATACAGACGCTGAAGTTCAAGTTACAAGCTGGGCAAGCGAAAATCTAAATGTAGATTATAATATTACTCCTATCAAGGAATTAGACGTAATCAATGTCTATCCTAATGAAAAGGAGGAAGGATTATGGTTTAAGTGTAGAGGAGTTTATATGGTTGTAAACGATGTGACTGGTAAAAAGAAAGAATATAAGATTACTTACTTAATAGAAGCTCAAGATATAATTGAAGCAACTAAAATGTGTCAAAAGATTCTTGATGACACAATAATTGAAACAACTCGAGTCGTTCTTGTGCAGGAAATGCAGATAAGTGAGTATATTTAGATGTTATTATTTTCTTCATAAAAATTTTTCCATTCAAGACAATGTGTTTTTAAGATGCGGTTTGTTGTGAAATAAGTCGCATCTTTCTTAATAAATCTTAATAAGGACCACTTTTAGAGATAAACTTTTGGTATCTGAAATAAAAGTTGTACCTTTACAACATCAAAAGAAACAAACAGTATTAACGATTAAATTAACTGATTGATATGGAATACGAAAAAATAATTGACAAGCTCAAAAAATTACAAGCTCTTGCTGAGCGAGGTGAAAAAGGTGAAGCCTTAGCAGCAAAGAGAGTTCTAGATGAACTGTGTGAAAAGAACGGCATCAAATTAGAAGTTCTTTGTGAAGGAAAGAAAGATCTGATAGAATGTATGCTACCGTATAACGATCCTCAAGCGAAAAAAATTTTGTTTCAATGTTATTGTAAGGTAACTAATCTCACTGAAATTAGTTATTACAAATATCGTAAAACCAATATCGTTTCGTTCGAATTAACAAAATCGCAAGAAATAGATTTAAGAGGAATGTTTGAATTCTACTTTGAACAATTCAAGAAAGAGAGAAAGAAACAACTCGAAATCCTAACAAAAGCATTTATTTCGAAACACGATATATATAGCGATAGCGCTGAAGCAAGTCACGAAGAATTGACTCCGCAAAAACTTCAAGAAACATATGCAATTCTAAGAGCGAAAGATCAATTAGAAGATGTTAGCTATCATAAAATGATAGAATGATGGACCAAAGTTTCGATAAAGAGATAACAAAATAGTATTTTTAGATATTAATAAAAACTAAGACAATTATGAATTCGATATTTTTATTTCCAGTTGGAATACTTATGTTGAAAGGATTTTCAATGTTGTATCTAGGATTACCATTATCATTAATGATATTTTGGTTTATATCAAGAATCAAGAAGATTGAGAATGAATAAAGTGTTCGGTATAGGAGATGTGGTTGAAATTTTAAATTCTTCTAATAAAGACTTGATAGGCAAAGAGAGTGAGATAGTAAGTGTTTGTGGACAAATGACAGTTCTTCGTTATCACTTGAAGATTGATGGTGAACAAACTGTTTACTTTGCACAAGATCTTAAACTAATTAAAAAATTTGAAGATGGCAAGAGAAGTAAAAGACATTAATAAAAGTTTTGCAACAGTATGTACACAATGTGACTATATTAGCTGTTGTCCGTATGAAGATAGATCGCAATGTATTGAAGTAAGAAGCTCAGGTTGTGATGTAGAAATCGATAAGAACGATATACGGGAATCAAATAATGAAGATTTATGACAACAAAACGACCAGTAGATGTTGAAAAATTACATCAAATTTTCAATAAAGAGTCTTGTGAAAACGATGAAAGAAATCTTTTATTTGTATGGACGTTGATTGGAATTGCTCAACTCAATTGCTTCTCATTTTTAAAGATTAAGAATCGCGTTTGGATACCTTATGAAAGACCTGAAATTGTTATATTACAACTAATTAAACTTCTTTCTCAAGAGTGCATTAACAATGATATTGATTTTGCCATAAACAAAAAGAATCAAATCGTAATTTGTAATACAGTGTTTGAATTTGGTCGGATTTATAATAAAGACTTTGATATTCCAAATCAATATATTTTCACATCTATCGATCTAAACGCCGCTTTTTATGATCGAACTAAATCTGAGGAAGAGTTGATAGAACGAGCTTTAATAGAAGCCTTTCTAAATATAAAAATATGAATACTAATCAATATTTATGCAGAAGATAATTGGAACGATACACAAGAATCAAGTAACGAAGATCTATGACGATAAAGGTCGCTTTGTATGTACATTCGTTATCGAATATAAAGGTTCAGACGATGAACAACACAAAATGTCAGTCTATGCTATGAACATTGAGCCGCACTTTGGATCTTTAGTTAAAAGTTACTTATTTGAATTAGATATATATTCGATACCAAATACAACCATTAACAACGGTAAAGCATACACTCTTAAAATAAGAGTTCTTTCTATACAGGAACTTACAAGCGATCTAGAAGTAAGTGCGGCAGAAGAGACAGTTAATCAATGGTATAAAGATTTAAATAAATTGCCTTATGTTTGTGAGAATTAATAATCAACGAATCAAAATTTCGTCAATAGGACGATACAAAGATCTTGGTAAAACCTCGTCAACAAAGAAATACGTAATCGCAATCAAGATCTCGAATGTGTGGGAGCATTTCTATTTTGACACAGAAGAAGAAAAAGAGAATATATTGCTAGGATTGGATACTGTACTTAAAACTGCAGCATTATGATACAAATATTATTTGAAAAAGAAAAGGTTCAAGTATATCGTACAAATGATTTAAAAGAAGAGCCTATAAAATATCAAAATACTAAAGAAATAAAGTACTACTCAGGAGTTCAGGGAGACAGATTCAAAATCTTTGAAGGAAGAAGAGATGAACCGATTGTTGATCAAATTGTTGACGAAAAGTGCGTATTCGATGCTCCTTATGAAAATGTGGCTATCATTTGTTATAGAAACGTTTCAAAGCAAGAAAAGATATGACTACGAATGAGTTTAAACTCTACTGCAAGGGATTCAAGAAAAGAAGAGAATGTCAAAATTGCTCCTACTATGTAAGAGGAAGGTCATTACGACTTCTTAAAAATGACGGATACAAGATATACGTTCCACCAACTGTTGGATCGTACAGTAAATGTAGAATAAAATACTTATGTAAATTTAAACCATGTGAAGTATGAAAGACGAAGAAACAAAAGAAGTGATTGTGATAAACGAAGAGGTCCAATTATTAAACAATATATGGTACTAATAAAATCAAGTTCTTATTGCTAGATTATACAATTAGCTATATCTTTACACATGAAATAGTAAAAGATAAGAGAAATGGAACATATAGATAGGAATGAGATACTAAAGGATGCACCGGATTTCGTACAAATTGCATCTCCTCATATGCAGAATTCGTATATCGAATATGAGATTAAAAGAAGAGCTGTGGACGAGAATAGTGACCGGTTTTTAACGTACACAGGAAAGGGAGGAGAGCTTTATGTTATTGACCTTAAATACGTCAACATAAAGGGTATTATGAAATCAAGAGGAGCGAAGGATGAGGACATTGCTGATGCTCAGGAGATTAGAAGAGAAATAATACAGCCTCTATTGAACGAATTCAATCATGCAAAACAAAGGTATTATAATACATTCGACCTTTATAACGATAGAAGTAAAGCGCTAGCTAAATTGACTCCACAACTGATTGACCTATTTGGTTCAATGTGTTCGGCAAAGGATGTCAAGAAAATAATCAAGCAAAGAGAAGGCTACGATCTTGGTGACGATGAATTGACAAAATTCTATAATGAAAACAAGAATGTAATCGAATCGAGACAAGCTAAGTACCTGTTAAAGAGCGATAAATATAAAGTAGCAACAGAAGCAGGACGGTTAGAAATCATTAACGATATGCTAACAGACCTCTATCTAAAGTACGAATATTATATCAATAACGACCAAGAAACAAGAGCTCTTGCAATGTCGAGAGAGGTGAGGAATCTCCTAGAACAAGCAAGAAAAGAAGTAAAAGGAAATGAATTAAAGTTGACGGTCGATGGACGAATCGACATAAATGCTACTATACACGGAGGAGAAAATATCTCTAGAGTTATGAGAGAAATCCCTGTAAATAGCATAATTATAGGACTGGTAGCAGCGAAGTCAGGACTACGGCCTGAGATATTGATACATCAATTAGCAACGAGTTGGTATAAGGATTTCAATGGATTCAATAAGACCATACTTGGACAAGAGAAGATTCAGTTGCCGGGCGACATGATTAAGGCTTACGATTGGAAGGAATTGGAACAGGAAAACAATAAGTTCCTAGACGAAATGCATCCGGTGGAAGTGACTGAGGCTCAGATAATTGAAGAAAAAGAAGGACAAGAAAAGAAGCAAAAGCTACTATCTAGATTAAAAGCAATGAGAAAAATATAATTCTTTTTATTATTAGTATAATGATTGAGAAGGAATTGGTTCGCGATGAATAGATTCCTTTTAAAACAAGTTTAAATAAAGAATTAGAACTAAATCAAGATAAGGATAGTATTGAATAAACGAAATATAAATAAAACAAGAATTAACACCTAAAACGAACAAGAATTATGATTGTAGTAATAGCAACTCTAAGGAATATGGAAGATGAACAAATGACAATGCAAGTTCATCAAGTAATAAACGAGGAAACGATATCTCAACTACCTCTAAGCGATGACGAAGAAACAGCAATCGTAATAGAGATAGAGAAAGAATATCCAAACTATATTGTAGAGAGTATTGACTCTCTAACGTGGACAAACAAGTGATGTTTTCATAATTTTAAATGTTGTCATATAGGAGATTGAGGAGTCGTGAGACTGTTCAGTCTCCACTTTTTATATAAGAATATATGTCAATATAAATTGGACAACGAAAATCGGTGTTTTGTGCAGTCAAAATGAGCTCTTGCACGTGTATCAGGAAATTAAATAAATAAAGGACCTTAAAGATAAATGGAAACAATGTAGTACATAAGATGAAAAATAATTCGAAAATTTATGGTCGAAACTGTTGTCCAGTGTAGCAAAAAGGTGTATCTTTACAGCGTCAAAAGAAATGAGACATATTAAGTATTAACAATTTAAAAGTAACAACTATGACAACAAATGACAAAATTGAAGTAATCTTCTACAACAACTTCAGAAGAACAACAGTTAAAGTATCACAAGTAAATCCTGCAATTGTAGTGGATGAACAAGGAAATGAATACCTCTACAAAGACCACGTATTGTATGACGAAGAAGAGAATGCAAAAGGAGAAGAATTCAGTCTAGAAGACGATTACGATGACTTGATGAACAGAATCGATATGATGTTTGATTACAAGGACATCGAAGACTTCAAGAAGATATATGACTACATAACAGGGACTGAGTTCGTAACCGATGGATATAGTGATGAGGAAATAGAAGCATATCTAACGGACAAGATTAACGAATCCATGGAGGATATGGATTACGATCAGCTTGCAGAACTGTACAATTTCGTAGCAAGAATGTAATACAAGAATAGAGTGAGGTCGATAATAAAGACCTCACTACTACAAGATAACAAGAATGGAAAAGAAACTCTACATAAATCACGAAACATGTTCTCCTAAACAAGTATCTATACTAGGTAAAGCAATGTATCAATACGATCATTCACATAGATACATTAAGAGAAGAGTGAATGGTGATAATATGAGGATTTTACAAATAAAGTTCAAGGACGAAGAGAAACTGAACAAGTTCCTAAAAGTTATAGAGACAAATCATATTGAATTAATAGACCCAAAACAATTAGAGAAAGATGAACGAAAAGAAAGACTGTGTAAGAATTATCGTTGAAAACGGTCGTCTTACAATTGAAGAGAGATATGATTCACTAGGAGTAGTATCAAAATCTACCTACACGAATACTGATGAGTATGAGTACGGAATAGTGAAGAATCAAAGAGACGGAACTGTGCTCCTAAAAAGAGTAGACAAGAAGACTGGTAAAGAATGTTATCTGGACGCATATGATTCTAATCTCTCTAGAATCAAGAAAACAAAGGTCTCATATAAGATGATTGTTCTGGACTATACAGGATCAAAAGACCAAGAATAATTAATACCTTTACAGCACAGAGATATAAGGAATAGGACGTTTAAGTAGACAAGAAGAGAAGATACACGAGAACACATAATCCTATTATTAATCCTTGTTATACATTATATAAAACAGTGTTTAAATGTAGAAATTGGATTGTCGAAAGGTCCTATCCTAGAATCTCTTATTATTAACCAATAAACAAAGAAAACAAATGACTTACGAAGAATTAAAACAGAATCTAATCGATTCAGGAATCAAAGTTCCATTAACATTTGATTTGGACAAAGACAAACAACGGAGAAATGAATTCATATCAAATGTGACGTGGACAGTAAAGAATGTTCTAAAGAAGATGGAGATAAGAAGCTACACGCTAGGATTCTATATCAATAACGACAAGCTCTTTCTCTACATAAACGAAGGTGCTGACGAAAAGAATATGAAGACCTTGTCCTACAAGGAATTCCTTTTTATAGCAGCCAAAAAGAAGAAAGATGAGCGTAAACGACTCGAGAGTAAGATATCATATTGGTACGAAGGTGAAGAGTACGTATTCTCTACTAAAGTCGATAAGCGATACATTTACCTCGACAAAGCAAATCGAAACAAAATGATTATTGCTGACGAACAAGGTTTTATTATCGAATATGTAAATTTGCTCAATAACGATGACGATAGAGACGTTTAAAGAACTAGAAGAAAAGCTACGGAAGAAATGTCCTTCCGTAGATATCTTTGACTTAGGAACACGATATAGTGTAGTAGTACCTTCTAAAGTATGGGAAGGGAAGTTGGATGAAGAGATTCTAAGTGAATCAAAAGCATTATCGTGCTACTTTATCCTTGACCTAGATGAGAACAAGAATAAGTGTTGGAAATTGCTTTATGTTAATAACGTAGACTATAGAGAATTTATTGATTGAGTATGAACAACAAAATGAAAGACATTCCGCAGAGTGAACAATTACGTTTCTCTCTATTCTGTATTGAAGTAGCACAAGCAGGAATTGCATTGAATACACAAGACCTACAAACAGTATATAATGCTGCACGTAAGTTAGAAGGATTTAGTGACGAAGATTTTGAGAGACAAGGAAGCGCAGCTAGTGATTACGTTGAACAAGCCAAAAAGTCAATTGCGTCCGTTAATAAGTATAAACAAGTTGCAGACGCGATTGCATTCAATACTATCGTCAAGCAATCGATAAGTGACTTGGACAAGAAAGAAGATCTGATAGAGTATGTAGGTAAGGTCAAACGTCTCGCAGCAATTATGGCAGAAGAATTCCTAGAGCCTGATGAAAGATTAGAGAAAGTGGCCGAGGATGGTCGTAGATTGATAGTTCATTTCATTGAGCAATGGAAGAAACTGCCTCCTAAAGAAGAATCGCAGTATCAAGGAGAAATTGTTGAAGAAATCAAAGATGAGAACCCACAATAACGCTCTTATCAAACGATTCCTGTATCTTCGCAGTGTAGAAACTTAATCCATTATAGTAAAGCACTTTTTGAAGGAGTTCGTTGAGTCAATCAACGGCTCCTTCTTTTTTAATACACAAATATATGATGAATAGGAACGAATTGATTAAAGAAGTGAAGAAGTACTTCAAGATAGAAGAACTTGTGTGCAAACACGTCTTCACTAAATATAAAGAAGAGCAGATGTGGATGTTTTTCTCTACTCAAGTATTAGAAACCTTGCTTGTTCTAAGAAGAGATATTATTAATAGACCATTTGTAATCAATAACTGGAAGAATGGTGGCAGTTATTCACAGAGAGGATTGAGATGTAATTGTTGTCAACTAGTCAAAGAAAAGACTGCTCTAGAAAAAGTCTATATGTCGGCACATTGTTTAGGTCATGCATTCGATGTAACAGTAATTGGACTCAGTGCAGAAGATGCTCGTAAACAAATCGAGATGAATAAACACAAATTACCATATCCTATACGTATTGAGAAGGATGTGACCTGGCTCCACTTCGATACTTATGATACAGGAGCTTGGGACAAGATAACTTATTTCAAAGGATAATTCTAATACATATTAATAGAAATGGATATACAGAGTGGAGTAGATGCAGCACTTAAAACAGCAGAGGGCGTAAGTAATTACGGTATAATGATTATGATCTGCACTCTCTTCTTAATGATTACAGGAGCGATGTGGTTCTTTGTTTTCAAGTGGTTTAAGTATTTAATTGAAGGAATTGTTACACGACAAGAGGCAACAATGCAAACTCTCCTAAACGAGACTAAACAACAAAATATAGTCCTTGCAGATATCAATGAAGGTCTACGACCAATCTCACAGATACAGATTAGTTCTATATGTAGCAATTTCTTCGATTTGGATTGCGAGAAGTTATGTCGTCTTATTAAGGTCATTCGTAACGAGAACAATATCGAAGACCGTGAAGCAACTCATAAGAAGATTGAAACACGTGTAGGAGCTATCTTCAAGAATCGTAGTATCGAGTATTCGAACTTCATGTTACGTGGACGAAGATTAAGTGACTATATGAAACTTGAGTGGGTCAAGAAGTTCGTAGATATTGTTGAAAATGAAATTTATTCACCTACAGGTGAAAACAACGCAAGAGCATACGCAAACGTAAAAACAAGTATTGATGAAATTAAGGCAGAGTTTACGCTCATGATTAATGGCTAAGAAGCGTTCTTTTTCTCTATCATTTGTTTTCAGGCAAGAAGTCGTAGTTGATTCTCGTTTAATTCGAGTTTCTCTACGACTTCTTTGTTATTTATATCTCTATACTTAAAATGTATATAAAATCGTGGTCGAATATTAATAGATCTTAATTTAGACCATAAAGTTGATGAATGTGTTGCTACACGTGTCACAAAGGTGTATCTTTAGGCATCTAAAAGGAACAACAATATTAACGATTAAAAATAAAGACAATGAAAAAGTTTAATGCAAGATTAGGACGTATGGTAACTTATAACTTTTACCCAGTAAAAAAAATTCGTTATCGAGAAAATCAATCCCAATGGAACACTTGATTTGGCAATGGGTACTTGGAAAGTATTGCACGTTAAAGTTGAAGATGTTTGTAGAAAAGTAAATAAGTAATAACAATTAAAGATATACGATTATGAAGACAATGAACATTATCAAAGAAGTAAGTTACAAAGGTCACACAATAACAATGTTTGAAGATGGCTTTCATCAAAAATTTGCAATCATAGATAATGACGAATCAAAGCTGTATGATAGCATTGCAGATGCAAAGAGAGTAATTAGAGGTGAACAACCCTATTACGAGATAAACTAAGTTTAATCCGGTAGTCTTCGGGCTACCGTCTCTAATTATTAAAAATAAATTCTATAAAAGTGTTGCTAGCGACATAACAAAATAGTATCTTTAGGACAACAAAAATAATAACAATTAAAAATCCATCTATTATGAAAACAAGAGAAGAATTGAACAGCATGAGTGTAGTCGAGTTAAGAACGTACGCCAAAGAAGTAGGTCTAAAGAACGCTAAGAAGTTCGTCAAAAACGAATTGATTGACAAGATTTTGTCTATGAACAATGAAGAAGATAAAGAGGTGATTGAAATCGAGGATGCTTCTACTTTTGAAGTGGAAGAACCTACTATAACTGAAGAAGCTTCTGTTCCTGAAACAGATACTACAGAAGCAGAAGCTGTAGAAGAACAAGTTACAGAAGAACAAACTGAAGCTCCTGTACAAGAAGAACCTAAGAAAAAGACAAGAACAAACAAGAGAAAGGGAACTCATATCTCTAAACCAATCGGTGAACAATCACTTCGTATTTACAATACAATGGTTGAACATCCTACATGGACTCATTATAAAATTAAGTCTATCATCGGTTGTACATATACAAATGTACGTAGAGTTTATCTTAACTATATTAAAGGTACAGAACATGATAAACGATAATAAGACTAAGAGATGCAGTAAGTGTAACAGAGAACTTCCGCTTACTGCATTCTATACAAGAAAGAAGGGTAACGAATTAGTTGCTGTCACTAGTGAATGCAAGGAATGTCGTACACTATACGTCAATAGTCATAAAGGACAACGAGCTCTTGCTCAGAGAATCCTAAGAAAGAGGCTGAAAGAAGAAGTTCTAAGACTCAAGACTCTTGAGAAAGATAATCCTCAACACTTCAAGGACCTTGGTATAGTGTTACCGTGTGCAAGTAAAATGTCTCTAAACATTGCTACAGTAGATACGTATAAGAGGTTTTGTTTTCGTATCGTTGAATTGAATGGTTCACTTGAATATATCAAATCACTTGGCTCGGTAGTTACTATTACACAGGAAGAACTTTCTGTAATAGAAAAATCAAGAGATAAACTTGTGAGCGATTTTAAAGAGTTTGTTCGAACTAATAAAAGAAAGTCTTATGAAAAGAATGTGGTTCAAAATTAGATTAATTATCAGTATTATAATAGCGTTTATTCTTCTATCAATGCTGTTTGGTAAGAGAATAGATATTTCTAGAGAGAATGAATTGATTTACGAATTAAACAAGAAATAACGATGGATACGGTTTGGATATTACTGGGAACGATAATTGTATTATTACTGATAATGATTATATGTATTTCTAAGGCTGTAGAGTGTCTTAGAGAGGTTCTTATAAATCATCAAGAGATTAATGAGAGTCTCGATACTATTGGTCAAATAGGACTTAATATTGATATATGTATAAGAATGCGACATATAGAACTCCTAAAGAAAATATATAATGAGTATATCTCTGAAGAAAATTACGAAGAAGCTAATCATTTGCTTCATGTTATTCAACGAGAAATAAATGAATTAAAGGAATTCTATAGTAATTAAATTTAAAAGTGTATATTTACAATCAAAAATTCGATAACCATAAAACAATAAGAATATGTATCCAACAAAACAATGTATTTCAAATACAAAAGGTAATGTATCGATAGTAAGTATATCTAGAGGAATAACAATAGGAACTCCTCAAGGAGATATCGTAATCAAAGGTAATCACGGTGAGAACGAACCTTTCCTAGTCATTCCTCTGACCGCAGGAACAATTAAAGTTCATTTCATTGGAGCTTCCAGCTTAGAAGATTATACTATTAGTGAGGTAGAAGTTAACGCTTCATTAGGTTATCCTATTCCTTATCTAGTAGATAAAGTATTTAAAGAAGGTACTACTGCACAATTCAATATCGGTCTATAGGGGGGGGTCGAGACTATATTTAATGAATCGAAATATAAATTCTATATTAACACCTGGAGTATATAGTATGATCGGAATAGGAATAATATTTAGACGTAATACAGGGAGTGGAGGTGGAGGAATCTCTACTCTCATGGATAACTGGATTAAAGAGCATATCGTTTTCTACTATGACGTAAAGAAGCAAGGTGCGACCAACGAAACATTGAAGGAATCTGCTTACTTGCAGGACTTGTCGGGTAAAGGAAGAAGGATGAAATTAAATAACTTCTTGTTTGCCGAAATGAGCGGTGTGGGTGGGTATGAATTAAATTGGACTGACCAAAGTATATGGAGTAGACCTTTAGGAAGTAGATTTAATGGAACCATAGAACCGCATAAGCTGACTGTTACTTCTGTGTTAAATTCTGCTGCTATCATAGAAACCATAGTACCTTCGTATTCCAAAAAGTTTAAAGTCAAGGTAAGTGGTGTGATTGATGAAATAGTAGCTTATATATATAAAGACACAAAGGGGGTACAACAGAGATTTGACATAAGGGAGGATGGAGAGTACGAATTGCCCTCAAACAATGTTGTAGAAGCCAATTTTAATATGGGGTGGAGAATCTTCACAGCTTCCTATCCTCATACCTGCAATATCACAATTGAGCAAATCCCGCTTTACCCTAACGCCCTAGTGACAGACGGAGTAGATGATTACGGATTGGTAGAGAATCTGAGTAGTGGAGTGAAGATGCTGTTTATGACGGTTAATCCTATTGGAAACTATAATATTAATAAGATGTATTATACACAACGGAATGTTAATAGCGCAAATGACCCTTTTTCTGTGTTTTCTATAGATGTAAATATAGCATATAATTACAGGAATCCAGGAGGTGAAACTTACATAAATGGCACTATAAATGAGTCTATTAAATGTAATGAATTGTTTGGAAGAAAACATATTATTACAATTAAGAATGATACAGTTAATTCTAACAATAGTAGAACTCCTATTTACTTTTCAGGAGAAGGACATACTATTTATTTTTCCAAACTCGCCTTCTACAACTCCATAGCCTTCGACTCCATACCAACAGAGGCAGACGGATTTACAGAGCAAGAATTAATTGATTACGTAATTGATAAATATGAATTAAAATGAGATACGTTATAGTAACAGTTACATGGTGTTTAGAACACGGTATAGTAGTTCCTGAACACGCAAGAAAGAATGTTGATGGTACTAAAGTCCTTCTACACGAAGATTGGTTAAGACCTATTCTTTATAGTGAGAATGAAGAATCTGTAAAATCTTACCTCTATGACAGTAAAGAATTAAATGATATTCTTAACACTGAAGAGTGGAATGGAAAGGAGGAGCAATGAAAGAACAGAACAATACTTTCCTCGACCGTCTACATATTGAGGTCGAGGAACTGTATTCAAAAATCAATAAGCTCAACCTCTTCCTAAATCAGGAGGACGTTGAGGTAAAAGTTGGTGCGAAACAATTCAAACTCCTAGGTCTTCAGTTACGAGTAATGAATGATTATGCTTGTATACTCGAAGAGAGAATTCGTGATTTAGAGCAAAATATGAAGTAGTATGGCGATTCTAATTCCTGATAATTGTGATTACAAGTGGTATTTAGGTCGCGTTTCCGCAGATATATCTTACTTATGTATCAAAAGCATATACTACGTTTGGAGGTCTTAATAAAATGCGAGTATATGCTTTTAGAATTTGGTTTAACAATAATACTGTAGCAGTTCATCGTATATTATTTGGACCTAACAATATACTAGATAAGCCTTATGACGGTCAGTATATCTCTTGTATAGCTGTACAAAAGGAAGAAACTGCTAATTGGTGGCCAAAAACTTACGAAGAGTTCGAAGAATCTATCGATAAGTGGAAGTTAAAAGATTTACACTTAAATCAAAATGTTGTAATTCCTTTTGATAAGGTCAAAGATCTGTCGTTAGATTTTTAAACATATATGTGGCAAGAAAAAGTTGAACATCTTGCCACATTCTTTCTTAAAGAAAGAGTACTTTTACAATTATTAATCCTAAAAACAATAACAGTTATGTATTATACATTTAATCCTATAAGACATTCTCGTAATGCATCTGACCATCGAACTATAGAGATTCCGGATAGTCCTTTTACAAGAATCGTTACTTATATACGCGGTCGTAGTGAAGGTTTCACATGTAATCGGGGGGGGAGTCTGTTCTATAACGATAATCCAAATACTTCCGATATTAAAAATCTTTATAGCAATCATCTAAGACCTTCTAAATCTCTGTGTGATTACACATCATGTAATCCACTTTCATCATATTCAGATTTTAATGGAGCAGAAGTTGAATTCGTATCAACTACTTATTCTGGTAGTATAACAAATTTTTACCAAACTACTATAACATGGGATGAATTAGATGAAGATTGTTATGTTCTTATATATACGAATCCTGATGATCCGAAAAATTTTAATAGAATCACTTTCATGCCATCAAAAGGTATTAATTATGAAGAATACGAATTAACAAATGAACAGAATCATTTCCATCTACACAAAATACATAAAGGTAATTATAAGTTCTCTCTTTTCTTTGATAGAGTGAAAGAAACTATTCGTTGTAACTTCGGATTTTTCTTAGCATATTATCCGGGATGTTATATGTATCTAGGAAATCGAACTCAAGATAAAAATTATGATTTATTTTTAGTCGATTGGGACGCTACTACCAATAAATCCTTTGGAGTATATGTTCTTATGGCAAAAGATAAAAAGATTTCTCCGATACCTAGATTAAACGATAATAATACAATGATATACGGATCGACATTCGGAGATATAACGTGGCACAATATTAGTAATGAAGATGCAAACGTTAAAGTTTCTCTTTCTTACAGAATGCCTCTACAACTCTCTATGCAAGACCAATTTGGAAATAATGTAAAATGGGATTATGAGTTATATTATTATCAGGTAGGTTTTAATAACTCTCCTGGAGCAGCATTTCATCCTAGTAGGATATGTTGGCCAGCAACAAATAATATAAGTCCAAATCCTGTTCTTAATTATAAATATCATATAGCAGGTATTACATGGGAATACAATATTGAACCTCCTAAAACATACGAAGAGTTCGTTGCAAGAGTAAAAGATTACGGTCTTAATCGATTATATTTCAATCCTAGCGAAGCTCATATTGATATTCCATGGCCTTCTTGGACTTAAAATACATTTATTTGGAGTATCTTTACATTATGAATAAGCCTTGTTAATCTTAGTGATTAGATTTTAATTGTTTTTATTGGGTCCTGAAGCCTGTAGATTGTTAGTTGTCTACAGGCTTCTTTCTTAATAAACCTTAATAAGAGAGATAAACTTTTAGTATCTGTTGCTGCATGTGGTCCAAAGGCGTATCTTTAGGCATAAGAAATAAAACAATAGAAGATATGGCAACAAAAAATTTGACAACAAGAAGAAACGATATTATCTCTAAGATTCGTAATTTAAGTGAATTGAGAGAAGAAAGAATTTCATGGGAACTCAAGACTATTAAGAACGATGGAACTTACAATTTCGATGCAGTAGATGAATATTTAAAGGCAAGTGCAAAAATCAATCGAGCACAAGGCGTTATCAAGAGAATGATCAAATCATTTATGAAGGATCTCTATAATGGTTGGTTCTTTGAAAACGATGAATATTTAACAGTATTAAATGATTTCAATAGATTCGGTCGTTAATAGGCCGAATCTTCAATAAAACGAAGTTTAACATATAAATTTACAGTATTATGAGAAAAGATGATATTCGCAAGAGATTAGAGAAGATGGGTTATAAAGTAACTACTATCATGAACGGTAAGATATTAGTCTCTAATAAAAGAGTTTCGAGAGTGTTTGATAGCTTAAATGCAGCTAGATGTTTATTTCAGTAATCCTAAAAATTGTATTATCATGACAACAAAAGAAAGACAAGTAATCAATTATTTAATTTTTGGTTCAATCGTGTTTGTAGCTTGTAGTATTATCTGTACACTGTGTAATCCTGAAGTAATCTATGGAGGAATGTAATTATGAATAAGCAATTTCTAAGAAGCAAAAAGGAATATCGGGATTTAAAGAATTTCTGGTTAGACGCTAATATTGTTAATATACCGCTCGATCCCGAAGAATATCCTTGCGTTGTTGTCTATGATTACATATACATAGAGGAAAAATCTATTGTAAATTGCGAATTTGTATATTCGAAAGATTTCTTTCTTACACAAAATTAAAATTCGATTATGAACACAGGTAAAGTAGAAATAAGAAATGGAAAGGTCGTAAAAGTCTTTCCTAACGAAATTGAAAGAGTAGAGAATTTATTGAAGCATTTATTAAGTATTCATATGAAGCCTTCTACTAATACTCAATTAAAGGACAACTTCTATTTATTTAGGAATGAAATGGCTTCATATCTTACTAACAGAATAAAGAAACTCGAAAAAGTATAAGTTTATGGAACAAGGATTATTTACATTTGCATCTACACTTGGTTTATTAGTTCTACTATCAATGATAGTGTTTTATGCAGTTTCGTTAGTATGTCTTTGTGAATTATGTAAGAAGCAAGGACGTGAAGTTATAGGTTGGTTCATATTAGGAATTCTATTGTCACCTTGGGTGATAGTACTTTTCTTACACTTGATTGGTAATTCAATAGAGGTTGAAGAGAAGATCAGAGAAGGATATTATAAAGACCTCTATGAACTCAAAAAGAAGAATAGGACTCAGCTTTAATCTTAGTGTTGAGATTAATCACTATCTTTAGGCTACCAAATTTAACCATATCAATATTCAAAAATCCGGTTTTTGATCTATAATCGAAAACGACAATGGGAGTTGGAAACAACTCCCTTTCTTTAAGAGATACTTCTTTTTTTTTGTCAAGCATAATTTTTTATTATTGTCTAGTTTGCGATTCGGAGGTCTTTAAGAGACCTCCTTTTCGTATATAAAGAAAGGTCCAATCGACTTTCTCAAGCAAATTGGACCTTGTGGCAAATACATAAACACACGTAAAGAATCTTTATTAATACCATTGGATAGGTGAAGATACTCTTAATATCACACTTACCCAATGATTAGTTACTCATCAATAATACAACAAAAAAGAAAGAGGTGTTATAGGAATGTCGAGTATCTCTTCTCTTGCACGAGCTTCTTTCTCAAAAACAACATCTCTATAAGCTCCGTGACCGATAGAGTTGATCTGTTTTAACCAATTTTTGAATCCTTCCTTAAAAGAAGGACGATACTCAAAACAATCGCAGATAAATCTTATTAACCATTCTAGGATATACCAAATGTAGAATGTGAAGGGAGCAAAAAGTAGTAACCATAGGTTAGTAAAAATTGCTGCTAAGATAACAAATAGGCAACCTCCTATTGCAGATAGAGATGCCCATTGATAAGCATGTGCTGCTTCATGTCTAATATCTTCTTCGTCATAGGAAGAAGCGTCATTCTTACAAAGAAGAACGAACATAATTAAGATTGCTTTGTAGCCTGGAGGCAAAAACAATTTAGCTAATTTTGAATTGTAGATTATTTTCATAATATATCAAATTTTTAATTACAGGTCTAAAGATAAAGAGAATTATTGATTCAAACAATACTTAGAGCACAGTAATTTTATATAAAAATTGCATACTGATAATCAGGCAGTTATCGACTTTTGTTTATGTAATTATATTAAACTGAAGTTTAATGACATCATCTTTTATATAAATATAGAATTAGGAATATAGATAAGAAAGAATAGTCTCATTATACAAGGTATAATATATTATATAAACAAAAGTCGTGAAAATAGTGATAATCAGATAGATAGAGAATAAGATAAAAGAAAATGAGGTAAGATAAGATAAGATAAGACCCTAATGATAGGTGAAGAATTGAAAAATTAGTACCTTTACAATGTCAAACAAAAGGTCTGTGAAGATAGTTGACTTGACTCATTTTTTTTTGGGATTATTCATATTAGCATTTTGAAAAAGAAAGATAAGCGTATCTTTCTTTTTTTTTGTTGTTGTTAGAATGAAAATTAAGTTATATCTTTACAGCAATAAAAATAATGTTAATATGAACAACATCCAGTACAAAGATAAATTCGTATTTGTCGAATTAACAAAAATAGCAATGTTTACTAGAGCCGAAAATGGTTCTATGGTAAAGAACAAGAACTTCGTGCTTATTTCAAGCGAGAGTCGATTAATCGAATATATCAGTGATATCCTTAATTACAGCAGAGAAGTTGTTAGAAGAACTCTTCTAAGACTCAAGTTACAAGGTTATTATATCTACAATAAAGAAAAAGAATACATTCTCATTCCTAAGAGAATGGAAAACATTCATATCGCTTATTTTTACACAAAAATCTCTCTCTATATGAAGAAGATATTCTATCTAGCTAATGGCAGTAGAGTAGTTTGGACAGCGCTAGATCAATTGATATTCAATTATGTAGATGCTGTAAGATCAATATACGATTGCAGGTGTTCGGAGAATGAAATGCTTCTAAAAATAAAGAGTATATTCTATCAAAAAATCGATAGTATAGCGAAGAAGTTTGAACTCACTAGAGTTGAAGTGATTAACGTAATAAACAAGTTTAAACTGTTATTTGGAAAGAGATGTTTTAGAAAGGCAATGCAGACTGAGAAATTTCATAGAAAACACCCATTTTCAATGACTTACACTCTTGATATTCCTAGAAAGAAAGAGCTTAGAAAGATAATGGAAGAGTTCGAGAAAACCTGTATAAAGATAGTGACAAGAGAAAGAATAAAAAGCTACGAAGTAGATTACGAAGACAATTATGTTTTACCTGAAATTTATAATTGCAACTCATAACTATGAGAAAAAACGAAAATAAACAGGAAACTTTTTGGAGGTAATGAAAATTCTACTTACTTTTAGGCATTGAATTAATTCTAATTTAAAAATCATATGGAACTAAACATTAAAGAATATACTCAAGACGAATTCAATCAATTAGTTGAATCTCGCAATTATGAAGTATTTTCTGCAGAAAGTGTAACAGCATTTTGCAAAGATACCCTAGAAAAATCTCAAAAAGGAGAGATTGATGAATTCGAAAAATCTTGTGCTGTAGCCGATTTTATTTCTTTAACTCCTGCAATTGTAGTAGGTCAAGATTTAATCAAAAGAACATTCTATTATAGAGAAAGTCAAACCGAAGCGATTGAGATTCCTGAAGGTATCTTTAAATCTATTGACGATAAAATGTGTCGTAAATACAAAGAGACTGAATTGAACATCCTCAAAGGCATTGCAGGTATCAATTGTGCTGACGAAGATGGAATTGAAAAAGCAAAAGCTCTTCCTATTGGGACAGAAAAGACTTATGGCGGCAAACTTTATGTAAAGACTGAAAAGGGTTGGAGACCGAAAAATAAGGGTACTGGTAAAAGGGGTTTAGCAACAGATAAAGAAACTCAAGAAAAAAAATTTATTGAGAATTTAGTTACTGCATATAAGGAATATGGTAAAGATAGTATTCAATTTCAAACTGCTATGTTAGCTCCTAAAAACACTTATAAAGATGAAAAGGAAATAAATAGATTTTTAGGAAAGCTGAGTGCAGCTATAGAATCTGAAATTAAAAAACCTTCAAAGGAAAAACAGTTAGATAGTCTTCATCAAGAAGGTAATCGTCAGAAAGAAGAGAGTCAAAACAAAGCAGCTCAATTCGAAAAAGAAACTGCTCCCGAAGTCGTAAGTGCAGTTCGTAAGATAATCAAAGATTACGAAAAGAATGTAGGAGGATCCGACAACTTTGACGATATATTGAAATACGATGCTCCTAAAATTAGAGCGAAATATTTCAAAGGAAAAGGTTTAAGTGCTAAAGATTTGAAGGTAGGAGATACCGTTCATGCAAATTCTAATTCAAAAAGTGCACTGTTGACTTATCAAGGAAAAGATGATAAAGGACGACATCTTTTCAAGAATGATAAAGGTGAGATTGAAAAAGTGAAGAGTGAAAATAGATTGTTCTACAAGAAAGAAGATGTTCTGAACGAAAGCAATATGAACTTCTTCATTCACCAAGAACTTCTGAAATTCTCTAAAGAAGAATCACAGAAAAGAATGAATAGATACGCTAAAGAAGTTGCAGAAGCTCGTAAAGTAGGAGAAGAATTGATGAGAAAACATCAAGAACGAGTTGCGAAAGAAAATAAATAATTTAACAACAAAAGAATATGAGACTATACAGATTTATTGATACAGATAAGAAGATTGGTACAACTCTAGTAACAGACGGTAGTTGTGATCAGAAAAGAGTGTTTATTACCGAAATCAGAGATATTGTTACACCAGGTAATGTAAATGCTACTGAAGACGAAATCGCAGGTAGTAATGCATTGAAAGCATTAGGATTTAACTGGGTAGTAGGTCAATCTGTAATGCATGAAGAGTTAGTTGCATTTGCTGAAGAAAAAGCTCTTGAATTACAAATCGATCCTCAGGGATTGAATGAGATTGTAGCTGTAACAGCAGAATGGAATGATGAAGATGCTTGTGTGATTACAATTACAACAACAGTTCCTTCTAAGAAGGATGTAGAAATCTATTTCCCGAATAGCGTTGATTTGAACGAGTCTGCGGGTCGTTATGGTATTATTAGAGGCGACCGTAAAACTCTTGCAACAAAAATTCTTTCAAAACATCCTATGGTATTTACACTAGAAGATCTTGGTTTAGGTGCTAAAGAAGATCTGAATGTTGTAGTATTTGCTAACGGAGAAACACAGAAATTCGAGTTGACTGCTAATAACGCATAAGTTATGTTAAGACTTTTATTTGTATCAAGAGATGAAACAAAAAGACTGACCGTGATTACTGATGGTATTGACGGTCAGTGTAATGTGTTTGTAACACAGAATGTTGTAGGTGACCTAGACTATTTCAAAAGTCTAGGTATTGTTATATGTGCAGGATTGACTTACAATATTGGTCAATTCAAACAATGGGCAACAGAAAATGCTTTATCGTTAAAAGGTTATCCTGAAGAATTAGGAGCTGAAGAAATTGATTTTGCAGAAATACAAGAGGAATATCGATACACTTTGGTTGCAAAGGATTCGAAAATCTCTTTTCCTAAAGAAGGAGGAACTGAAGAAGCAGTAGTTACAACATACAAGCAGTTATATGTAAATGGAAAACCGACAGGAAATCAAATTCCTTTAGGTTTGACTTTCGCAACTACTAGTCCGTATCAGGTAGATAAGTCAGGAAATGTAACAATCGCAGAAAATCCTAATAATACAGTAAGAAATGCAACGTTGACTGTAACTCAGGCAGAAAGTAATAAGAAGATTACAATCAGCTTGACTCAGGCAGCGTCTACAGTTACTTATACATACAATTTTAGTGCTACACCAGCATCACTATCATTTGTAAATACAGGTGAAACGAAGAAAGTGACCGTAACTTCTACTAAACAGAAAGTGTTAAATGGTAAGCCGTCAGGAGCTGCAACGACAGTTGCGACTACTGTAAAGATAGAAGGAACAGGATTTACTCAATCGACAGTGTCGGGAGGATATAATATAGTTGCAAGTGAAAATCCTAACGCTTCACAACGTACAGGTAAATTGACTATTACTGCAAATGAAGGCGGTAAGAGTGCAGCAATTACATTAACTCAAGTAGCATCTGTAATCACATACGACTATGTCTTGACCACGAATCCGACATCACTATCATTTGTAGGAGGCGGAGAATCAAAAACATTTACAGTTACTTCTACTAAACAAAAGAAGTTGAATGGTAAAAATTCAGGTTCACCTACAAACGTAGCATATACTACCACTGTAAGCGGAACGGGGTTTGCTAAGGGTGCAAACGACACCACAGTTACCGCAGCTTCTAATGATACAGAAGCAACGCGCAGTGGTAGTGTTTCTATAAAACAGTCTGAAGGAACAAAAACTGCTACAATTTCTTTGTCACAAGCGGCAGGAGTAGTCACTTATGAATACACTTTAACTGCGACTCCAATGAGTTTATCTTTTGCTGCTGCAGGTGAAACAAAGACGTTCGGAGTTTCAAGTAACAAACAAAAGAAAATTAATGGTAAAAATAGTGGAAGTCCGGTAGCTGTTAATTATACTACTGTAGTATCAGGAACAGGATTCACAAAAGGAACTTCTGAGTATTCAGTTGTAGCTGCAGCTAATACAGGAGTACAAAGAACAGGTTCTGCGAAGGTTACGGCTAGTGAAGGAGGAAAGACGGTGACAGTTACTTTAACTCAGTTAGCAGGAGCATAAGATTAAAACTATGGGAAGGAAGAGAAAAATTAATTATAATCAGAGTAAGCAGTCAGGTTTCCAAAACCTGACTGACCTCTCGTTAGACGATTTAGATAAATTACAGAAAGCTATTCCATATGCTTTTCAGAGTAAATTACAAGCAACATTAAACTCAAATGATCCAAGTGAGTTAATGAAAGCAAATTTATATCTTGGTGAATTAAATCCTAATTCAGGCAAAATCACGTCAGTGTTTTTTGATCCGAATGATTTGTCAGGAAATGGAAAAGGATTTAAGGATTCGAGAGGAATCTTATCTTTCGACACACTTCGAAGGATGGGAGATATATGGATTATTCGTGCAATTGTCAATACTCGTATAGAACAGATTCAAAATTTTCTTCACTTCTCAGAAGACGAACAAAAGGAAGGATTTACTATTCGTAGAAAGAAAGGTCTTTTCAAAGATGATGAAGAAAAAGAGCTTAGTAACGAAGAAAAAGGAGTTATCGAAAATATTGTCAAATTCCTAGAAAGAGGAGGTTGGACAGATAAATGGGAGAATATCGATGATTTACAGACTTTTGTTAGAAAGATTACTTTTGATAGCTTAACATTAGACCAAATCGCATTCGAGATTGTACGCAATCGAAATTGGGAGTTAAGTAAATTTAGAGCTGTAGACGCATCTCTTATTCGTTTCTTAGATAGTGTAGATCCAAAACAACAAGAAGCCTTAGAAAGTTATCGATATAAAGGTTATCTTCCTAGATATTGTATGGTATGGGAAGAAATGATTCTAAAAAATCCTACGACAAAAGAACCGATTCTATATTATCCGTGGGAATTGGGATTCGGTATTAGAAATAAGTCTTCTAATATTAGAAGGAATGGATATGGAACATCTGAACTAGAAATCTTAGTTGAAATCATAACTTGGATTTTATGGGGAATGCAGTATAACGGGAATACATTTTCTATGGGTTCACAACCTAAAGGCTTTATTAACATTAAGAATGCTAACGTATCAAATTCAACATTAAATGAATTTAGACAGGCTTGGACACAAACGATGCGTGGCGTTCAAAATTCTCACAGAACACCGATTATTAACGGTATTGATCTAGAGTGGGTAGATTTATCGAAGACGAATCGTGATATGGAATTCAATGAATGGTTGAAATTCCTAGTCATCATTAGTTGTTCAGTATACAGAATGGATCCTACAGAATTGGGATTTCAATTTAAAGACCAAGCTCAAATATTCGGTCAAGACGGACAGAAACAGCGCTTACAACACAGTAGAGAAAAAGGTTTAAAACCATTATTAATTTTCTTGCAGAATATCATTACAGAATACTTAGTAAGTGAATTAAACGAAGATTACGAGTTTGTATTCACAGGTATTGAAGTAGAGGATGAAGCTGCTCAAGTACAACTTGATAAAGAGAAGATTGAAATGGGAGCAGTTGCAATGCAAGATATCTTTAAGAAGTATTCAGGAAGAGAATTCGATCCTGAAAACGACATTATCTTAAATCAAGTATATCAAACAGCTCAGGCAGCAAAACAACAACAAGAAATGTTTGGTTCGTCAGTTCCAGGTGAAATGGAAGAAGAAGGAGTTCCGTCGGAAGAGGAAGAAAATCCTTTCGATAAATACAAATCCCTCTCTAGTGATCCAATAATGGGACCTGCGATTGATTACTATAGAAAAAATCTTTATAGGTAATGAAGCAATATAGAGATATAAGAATCGGTGTACCTAAATTAGAGAAAGAATCTAATATAGTGCACCGAGTTTCTGACCCGATTAGATTTCCAAAGGTACAATGTGGATATGAAGGCCTGGCTCAAGTTGTGTTCTCAACACAAGTAAATAACATGATAAATGACCTTGCTAAAGAAATGATAAATATATTGAAACAATGATTTTTACTCCTGAAGAAATACAGAGAATGTTCGATATCATAGACTATAGATTGGCAGTAATAGTCGCAGATATATTAGGAGGGAACGCATTGAAGCCCGAAGATAAAGAGATTTTAAAAAGAAATGGATACGATTGGGCAAAAGAATTAAAGAAGATACCTCCTTATTATCAATCATTTTTGTTTGGTAGATTATCGGGTATTTTAACTCCTACACAATTAAGATCGATAGATTATAAAGATTTTCTGTTGTTTATAGAAAGAAAGCAATACGAAGAACTCACTGAAAGGGAAAAGGCAGTATATAATGCTGCAGCAACAAGAATTTACTCCTACATTAAAACAATGGGACAGAGAATGAGAGATGTTCTGTCTAACGCAATATCACAAGAAGAACTTAAGATATTGACCGAACAACAAAGAAAGCTCGAGTTAGGAACAATTAAAAAGGAAATTGTTGAAGGAACTCTCAAGAAAAGGTCTGTTCAGTCTATCGTTAGTAATATAGGACATTCTTTAAATGATTGGAATAGAGACTGGGGAAGGATTGTAGAAACAGAAATGCAAAACATTTATCAGATAGGTATTGCAGAAACAATCATGAAAGAACACGGTCTTGATGCAATTGTATATAAAGAAGTTTTTCAAGGAGCGTGTAAACACTGTATAAGACTATATACAACTCAAGGTATAGGTTCGAAGCCACGTTTGTTTAAATTAGTTGATTTAATAGCAAACGGAGACAATATCGGTATAAAGGTGAAAGATTGGAAACCTACATTAGGGTCCGTTCACCCATTTTGTAGATGTCAAATAAAATTCCTTCCGAAAGGGTATGAGTGGGATGAAGAAACTCTGCAATTTAGGCCTCCTAAGGAATATAAACCGAAGATAGAAAGAAGAAGTAAAGTCAAAATATATGTAGGTAATAAAAAATTCGAAGCATGATGAAAGGTGGTTTTAATTCTAGTTTTATCGAAATTCGTACGTTAGATGGAGATAAATTCATTAACGAACTTAATCGAGGCGAAGTAGTTTTATCGTCAACAGGATATGTTAAGATAAAAGATATTTGCAAGAGAGTAATGAAGCAAGGAGAAAGTGTGTTCAATATCTATTATCATAATAATGACAAAGAAGGAGTTTTGGACCGCATTTCAGGAGATCAAATTGTTTATGCTAGACCACAAGACGAAGATATATTAAGAGAAATAAAAGCAAAAGATTTATCTTCAGGATACATGTTAAAATCAAAGGGTGGCGAGGTTATGATTGATAATATTGAGAAGATGGAGACTTTAAATAAATACTTCTATATTTTAGACGTAGGAAAGAACAATTTTTATGCTGACGGTATTTGTATCAAAAATATGTGTTGGTAAGTGAAAATTAATCTGTATATTTAATCAAAAATATAAATAGCTATGAATATTAAGAAATTGTTTAATATGCAATCTGATCAAGAGAAGATTGTAGAATACAGAAATCTTTTGAAAAAATCTTTTGAGATAACAAAAGAAATAAATGAATTATCAACTCTTTTTGCTGAGAAAAGTTCAATCGCGAAGAGCTTTTCTTCTATGGATCAAGAAGAGAGAGAAGATGCTGAGAAACGTTATAACGAATTCTTAGACGAACATGCTAAGAATGTGGCTGTATTACAAAGAAAGAGAGAACAGGTTTTTAAATCGTTATCAAAACTTTCTAAAGACACAGAGTTACAAGAAGTATTTTCAGATATGTACGATATTTATTCGGCCAAAGAAAATGTAAAAAGAGGAATGATTTCTAAACAGATATATAATGATATCATTAAAGCTAAGACGAAAGTTGTTCGTTATGCAGATGTTTTATTGTTCCGTGGAGACAAATTATTAATTCTACAAAGAGCTGGTGAATATGGAGCAAGTACTTCTCAATGGTGTATTCCAGGTGGTCATGTCGATCCAGGAGAAAGCTTTCTTGAAGCAGCCGCAAGAGAATTGTTTGAAGAAACAGGCATTGAGATTCCTGAAGATCTTTTAATTGAAGCAGGCGTTGCAAAAGGTAAGGATTACGAGATTCATTATTTCTTAGGTCATGTTGACGATGAATCACCTATACAAATTATCGTTGATAGCGAAGAAGAAGTTGGAAGTACTTGGATCGATATTAGAACGGAGCTAGATGACTACGATTTTATTTTTGATATGAAAGAAAATATCAAAAAGATTCTTGGTAGAGAATGTCCGGAAGGACCTATTCAGATTATAACAAAGGCATTTGCTCGAGGTGAGATCAATGAAAAGATTTTTGAAGATTTTTGTAAAAAACATAAAGAGGAGATTGAGAAAGAAGTTAATAAGCCTGAATTGTCTTGTATAGCAAAATCTTATATTCCTGAGAAGGAAAGAGAAAAACTTGAAAAAGAAGGTAAAGCAATGGCAGGAGGTCGTTTTCCTGTACGTAATGTTTCTGATTTAAGAAATGCTATTAAACTAGTAGGTAATTCAGACCTTCCTAAATCAGATGTAATTACTTATTTGAAACGTAGAGCAAAAGATCTTGGTGCAACAGATGAATTACCTGAATCATGGAATGAGGTTGAAAAGACTATAGATTGCAATGATGTGAATACAATTTGTAAAGAAAGTCTTGATAAAGAGATAAAAGAACCGAGTGGAGACGGAATTGCAAAAGCAGAAGGATTCAACATTCTAATTAATTTTAATGATTTAGACGAAGCGGAAATGTTTAAATCATTGGTTGATGAGTTGAAGAATTCAGGTAAATTAGATATCGCTTCTATCGAAACCAAAAATGAAGAGATTGAAAAATCGTGGGGTATCGATGAAATCAAAGAAGAAACTTATCAAGACCCTTCTTTAGATGACGGCGTATTAAAAGCTAAAGATACAATGTATAAGGTCTTCGTTGATTATGCAAATTTTTTAGAAGGAGTTAAAACGAGATCGAAAAATGTACATTGGAAAGAAGAGGATAATTCTAAACACATATATTTAGACGATTTAATTGAAGAGCTTTCTGAATACGAAGATAAAATCATGGAAGCAGGACAAAGTGAATTCGGTCGCTTTGAAGATGGCTCTGTAAACGGAGAAGAGATTAATATCAATGATCCAATTGAGTTAGTAGATTTGATTATTGAACGAACTAAAACCTTCTATGATAAAATCGGAGATAATACCGATTATGTTGGCGAGAAGTCTTGGACAGAGGATTTTCTTGCTACATTAAAACAGACTAAATATCGTTTGCAACTTCATTAATTTGGTTATAAGGAAGCAGATGATTCTGCTTCCTAAGTAAGATTATTTTTATGATAGATAAAGATATTTTAATAAAATCTCATAAAACTTCTATTGGAGAAATAAGGATATGGAATAATAAAAAGTATCAAAAACAATCTGACGGAAGTTGGAAGCCTGTTAAAGGACAAAATGTTCAATTCTTTCCTAAAAAAGACGATGATTATTTTGGCCGTAATTATTTTAGATATGCTGGAAAACCTAAAGAAGCTATTGAATTTCTTTTAAAAGAAAGAGGTGGTCAAGTAAGAAGAGCTTATACAAAAGAAGGTTTAGGTGAGATAGATATTGTTTATGGAAACGATAAAAAGGGACTTTGTCATATAGAGAAGCGACATTTAAAAAATCAAAACGATTTTGAATCTCGAGAAGATATGGCTCAAAAGATAACAGACGCTTTAAAATATGGAAAAGTTGAAAAAGATAAGAAAGATGTTCTTATAATTCACAATGAGATGAGATTAATTATTTCTCAGACTTTAGTTTATAATAACGAAGATAATTTCAGAGACAAACATTGGATTTTAACATCTTATAATCAAAATATACCCATTAAAGATAAAATAAGAAAAGCAGTCTCCGAAGAAACTGCTTTAGAAAAATCTCGTTTCTATCCTTCCTCAGAAACTCCTACGTTTAATAGGAACGGCACGGAGAGGTCATTAACCGTTATTAGCTCGAAAGATTTTTCACAGCCTAAAGATACTTCTTATTCATTAAATGAACAACAATTTATGGACGAAATTATAGAAAAAGCAAAGAAAGGTTCACCTATCGGGACTGAAAAGACCTGGGGAGGCAAAGTTTATATCAAAACTGATAAAGGATGGAAACCTAAAGGTAAAGGAACAAAGAAGGTAGACGAAGAAGATTCGACTTCAAAACATTCTTCTATAGAAACTTTAACTAAACAAGCTACATCAGCAACAGATGAACAATTAAAGGCAGCTATAAACGATCCTGAAGCTAATTCTGAATTAAAGAAGGTTGCTCAAGAAGAATTAAATAAAAGAAATAAGCAGCAAGACTCTGATGATAAATCGAATAAACAATTCACTATAGAAGATGCTTATAAAAATCTTCTTGAAGCTCAGAAAAAAGGTGAACTTGAGTTAGGTCAAGATGTTTTAGATAAAATTCAAGAAAAGCTGGAAGAATCTAAGAAAAAGAAAGAGAATAAAGAAGAGACTGTAGATAATAAATTAGATAAGTTAAAACAAGAAATAACTAGCGAAATTGATAAGAAATTGAGTGATATGACTGGATTTAAGAAAATCACTCAAACCTATGTCAAGAAAGACGGTAAGACCATTGTCATTAAGATGAAAGGTGATAATCAATACAAAGCAACATCTCCTGGATTTAAGTTGGAATCAAAACCCTACGAATCTTTGCTTGATTTCAAGAAACGTATTAAAGAAGAGTTAGATAAACAATCTACAAAAACGGAAAAGGAAGAATTGTCTTTTGCTGAAGACAAAGAATTCGAATCAAATAAACAATTCTATAAATGGAATGAAGAGAGATCGCAATTACCCAATCTTTATAACGAAGAAGATGTTAAAAGGATGGAGTCAGAAGCAAATGAATATCTTTCTAAGGGAAATTTAAATTCTTCTTTAAAATCATATATATATGGTGAGATTGATAATTTTAAATTTGAAAAAGTATTAGAGAAATACGGATCATGTAATGATGAAGAGAAAAAAGCAGTTAATGCAATATTAATTGCACAAGGATACGCTCCAATTGCAAATGGATTAGATTATCATAATTACAAAGGAGAAGATTATTTATATATCAATCCACGTAATTCATCTGATGACGATCGAGAGTATATGAAGATATATAAAGAAGATGCAAATGAGATAACTTCTAAATGGACAGACGATCAACGTAAAGCAATACGTTCTTACACAAGTTCAGGTTTTTTGGCAATAAGAGATATTCTTACAGAATCGCCAGAAATAAAGAATTGGCCGGAAGAAAGAATAGAACGAACTAAAAACAGAATAAATCATATTAAGGAATTTATTGAACAAAATCCTTTGAAACGAAATATGGTGCTAAACAGAAGATTGCAAATAAGTGAACAAGGAAATAATCTTAGTACATGGCTCAATGCAAAGGTAGGTCAGGTAATCGAAGACAAATCTTTCACATCATTCGGAATGCGGCACGAAGATTACTTTGGGTCAGATTTACAGATAACTCTTTTAGCTAAAAAAGGAGATTCTGTTATAAATGTAGATAATGCAGTAGAAAGCGAATATTTAGTACAAGCTGGATCGAAATATAAAGTACTTGCAAGAGGGACTAATTCTATTGTGGTCGAAATTATCTAATAGTTGTTGTCCAAATGAAACAAAAGGTGTATCTTTAGACATTCAAAAGAAAACGATTAAAATTTAGAACTATGGCAAAGAAAAAATTACACCCTAGATGGGAAGAAAATGGAGAATCAATCTCAATAGTTGTTAGCGAACCTTCTAAAGAAGAAGTAGAGAAGTTAAAAACAGAGTCTGTAAGACTAATTTTAAACAGCTTAAATTCGGAAACACATGAGAGCAATAGAAAAGATAAAAAATAGTGTTAGAGCTTACATAATCGGTGATGCTCTAGGAGTTCCTTTTGAATTTCAAAATCCTAATAGATTTAAATGTGTAGGATTTTCGACAGGAGGATTTCATAATCAACCTTTAGGTACTTGGTCAGACGATACTTCTATTTTGTTATGTGTTTTAGATGCAATGTCTATTAAAACAAACAATAGTATGGATGTATTTAATAGAATGAAGAAAAATCTTAACAAATGGTATCAAAACAAAGGTTTTAATGCTGGAGAAGGATTGTTCGATATAGGAAATCAAACGTCTGAATCAATTATGAGAGGGGGTTGTGAGAGAATAATAGCAATGGGTAATGGAGCAATGTTTTATACTCTACCTATTGCAGCGTATAGAAGTCAAAAGGATTTTGATTCTAATAAAACAAAAGATTTATTTGTCTTTTTGAGCTTATTTACACACAACAATACTGATTGTTTTGAGATTGGGAGCGAATATTGTTGCTTACTTGAGAAATTGTTCAGAGATTTACACTCAGAAAATATTGAGACTGAATTTAAACCTAAAGGTTATGTAAACAGAGGTGATGTAATAAATACATATAATCTAGTTTTAGATAACTTTTTAAGGTTAAAAGATAAGAATTCTAGCTTAATAGAAGACCTTTGTGAAGTAGTTAATTTAGGATATGATACCGATACAAATGCTGCTTTATTCGGAGCTTTAATGGGAACTTGTAAAGAAGTTGATATTAAAGACTGGAAGAAGGTTAGAAGATATCAAGAGATAGATAATATGATTGATAAATTCTTAAATTCGTTGACAATGGAATATATAAAGAATGTTTGATATAGACGCAAAGTTTAACTTTTTCACAGAAGCCAATCTTGAGAAGTCGTCAAAATTCAATCCTCTCGACTATCCAGTAGGAGATGACAAGAGATATGAAAAGATGATTTTCGAAGGATTGGCTTCCGATGCGTCCGAAGATTCAGAACAAGAGTCAATGGAGCCAAATGGATTTATCATTGATCGTTTTCTGAAGCACGGATTGATTAACCTAGACCATCTTACTTCAAGAAGTCCTATCAATAAATCTCGATTTTGGATTGGAGCACCTTTAGATGCGAAAATAAAAGACAATAAATTTTTTGTTAAGTGTCAATTGTGGAAAAAATCTCCTGAAGCAAGAGCTTTCTACGACAAAGCATTGGAGATGATGGAATCAGGAACAGATCGTAAACCTGGTTTTAGTATCGAAGGAAAGGCTCTTGAGAGAGATAAGAAAAATCCAAAGAAGATCATCAAAGCATTAATCACGAATGTAGCAATGACAATGACACCTGTCAATGCTAACACCTATGCAGATATAGTGAAGGGAATACAAAAACAAGATTTTATCGATTGCTCTGAAGAATTGATTCAGAATCCTACACATACTCTAATTGAAATGGAGCGAAACGGATTTTTTATTTCTATTGATAAGAATTTTGTAACAAAAGCATTTTCAACGAATGAATTCGAAGACGAAAATTTTAAAGAACTTTATCGAATTTATATGGAGGGACACATTTCTTCAAGTGTTCTATGGGACTATTTGCAGAAATCTTGTTAATTAATTTGATAAGTAAAATTTTGATTCTATTTTTACGTAAACAAATAAAATATTATAATTATGAAGTTTGAAGAATATAAAGACAACGCAATAGTTAAATCTATGTTGGCAATGGGTTTCACTGAAGATTATATCGCAAAAAGTATTGAAAAAGGCGATATTAAAATCGAAAAGAGTGAAAGTGTTGAAGCTGGTGATCATGAATCTGAAACCAAAGAAGAAAAGGATATCGATAAACTCGAAAACGAAGCTGTAGAAAAAGAAGAAAAGGTTAAAGAGGACGAAAAGAATACTGCAGAAGACAAAGACGCTGAAGGCATTAAAAAAGCAGTAGAAGAAACCTTCGCAAAATCAATGGGTGTTTTTGCTCCTCTTATGGAAAAGATGGCAGATGCAATTGATTCTTTGAGTGAAAGAATTGACAAGATTGGAGGTCAAACTCCTGAATTTCGTTCTAAAGGACTTGAAAATCTTTCTACTATTCAAAAATCAGTTGAATTGGCAAAGGACGAAAGTGGTAAATATGAAATGAATATCATTTCTCAACGTCCGATGGTTGCTAAGGCTATCGAATCAGCTTATGACAAAATGTCTGATGAATTGAAAAAATCAATGGAAGGAGACATGCTAGCATTTTTGACTAATCCTGAAGCAGAAACTGTAGGTCAAGGACTTGCTCAATATATGTATGACAAATGCAACATTAAGTTGTGTAAATAAAACAGAATTCGGAGAAAACTAAAAACTAAAATAAATTATGGATTTATACAATTACTCTACTAACGGTGCAAATGGATTGAATCTGTTGGACGAAGTTTCTTCAGCAGATATCTTGAAGGCGATGGAAGCCGGATTGCAGACCGGTATGCAATATAATAATCAGATTAACAATGGTGGTGGTCTGAAAGTTGAATCTTTGGACTCTACATTGAAAATCTTGGGTAACCGCTTGAATCAGTTGGTTTATTTGATGGAAATGCCGAAACATAAAATCGACAACACAGTTCATCAGTACAATCAATTGTACAAATACGGTGAAGAAGTAGGTATCTTCAATACTGAAGGTGAAACTCCAGAAGAAACCGATTCTCAATACAGACGTAAGTCAATCATCACTAAATTTATGGGTGTTACAGGTCAGGTAACTCATCCTGCAATGCTTGCAAAATTAGCTGGTGGTATGAATATGTACACTAAAGAAGTTGAAAACAAAACTATCTTGTTGCAAACAATTTTGGATGCACGTATTGTCGATGCAGATTCTACTTGCGTTCCTGAACAGTTTGATGGTGTATTCCGTCAGCATATGATTGGTGTCAATGAGATGGATGGTGGTACTGCAGAAGGTAAAACTTCAGAACGGTTACTCGATACTTACTTTAATTCTCCGGCAGTAATCGATGCTCAGAATCAGGTACTGAATGATAACTTGATTCAGGACGCAGCTAACGTAGTTGTTAATGTATACAATGGTTATATTGATCGCATCATTTCTAATCCTATTGTATTCAATAACTATGTGAAGATGTTCCACGAATCTAAACGAGTTATCGTAGGTCTTGCAGCTTCTGTAACAGGTGCTACAATGGGTCAGAGTGTTAATGATGTTACTACTCAATTTGGTAAGATCAATATCAAGAACGACCGTTTCTTCGATGAACGTAAACCGATTGTTGTAGGTAAACAAGCTACCTCTCCTAAAGCTCCAGTAACTCCTATTCAAGGTACTGCGATTGCCGTTAAGAACAATGATACTAAAACAAATTTTGGTCGTCATGCTGGTTCTTATGGTTACTTGGTTACTGCTAAGAATCGTTACGGTGAATCTGCTCCTTTGAACGTTACTATTGGCGGTGCAAAAGCCGTTACAGCTACTGATGCAGTTGAATTTGGATTTACTGCAGGTCAGGGCGGTGCTTATGCAGCTACTTGTTTCGTAATCTATCGTACTAAGAAAGATGCGGTTTTGAATGCTAATACAGAATATTATCCTATCTTTGAAGTTCCTGCTTCTCAGATGGCTGCTGGATGGGATGGTGCTGCTGCAAATTGTGTTCGTGACCGTAACCGTATCATTGCAGGTACAAAATCTGCTTTGATTTATTACAATGATAATCAGATCAATGAATATTTGCAGTTTGCAGATACAATGAAGATGGATTTTGCAATCACAGCTCCTAGCCGTAGATTTGCAATCTTGAATTACGGTACTCCGGTATTGTATCAGCCTGCTAAGATTGTCCGCATTGTCAATATTGGTGAGGAAGGTCTTTAAATTTATAAATTATAAACTTAATTGGTAGAAAAGGGGAGGAGAGAAAGACTCCTTCCCTTTCTTTTCAATCTTAAAACAAATGAATATGGTAAGAGTAAGAAGTAGAGTTTACACCTCACACAAAATCGCTTTAAATAATGGTGCAATTGAGTTTCATAACGGTGTTGCAGAAATTTCTGAAGAATTGTGGAATGAGATTGTTGAACGTAAATTCCCTAATATTTATAAAGAAGGCGAAGAACCTGAATATAAAACTCCTTTAGAAACTCAGTTAAGAAAAGAAGTGAGTGAAGGTAATAAAGAATTTGAGGAAGAGATTAAGCGTTTAAAAAATATTATTGAAGCTCAGAAAATTGAATTGGCAGAAAAAGATAAAGAAATTGTTTCTTGGAAAAAGGCTGTAGAAAATCTTCAAAAGGGAAATATAGAACCCCCTAAAGATACGGTAGAAGAAGTTGTAAAAGAGAAATCAGTCGATGAAGAATTGTTTAAGGAATTAAGTTCACTGACAGTTAAAGAGTTGATTGAGATGGGAACAACAGAAGTCGGAGGTGGATTCAGCGAAAAGGATTTCAATAATAAGAAAAAAGATGAAATCATTGAAATGATTATGTCTAAATCTTAAAAATATAAGTTATATGGCTCAGCTAACTTTTAGTATAAAATATCGTAAGAATACAGGTTTGGTTATATCGGTAGCCGAATTGTGGGAGTTGTTTTTATATGGAATCAAAATGGAGGGAGGAGAAGGTTCAAGTTTCTCTGACGAATCAATGCGATTCTATTTAGTTGCAGCTCAACGAGATGTAGAAAATTACTACAATCTTAGATTTATTAAACAGTTAGCTGACCAAACAATAACATATTATAGACCAGATTATTGGCAATCGTTCCCAATCTTACAAACTAATTATCCTGTTAGAGAACCTCTATCGATGATAGGGATGTTGAATAAAATGGAACAAATAATCTATCCACAAGGATGGTTGTTTTGTGAATACGATACTTTAATGGGACAAGGAAAGAGGAGAATTAGTGTAGTTCCTACAGGTTCGTCTACAACACAAGGGAATGCAGAAGTAATTCTGACTGGAATCACTTCTCAGATAGGAATGCAGAGATTCGACCTAATACCTGATTACTGGAGAGTGCAGTATATAACGGGATGGGATATTGATCAGATGCCGATGGATTTGTTGAATGTAGTTGGAATGATTGCTTCTTTTGGTCCACTTGGAATTGCAGGAGATATGATTTTTGGAACTGCAGGTGTAGCAAGTCAATCGTTAAGTATTGACGGTTTAAGTCAAAGTATATCGTCTACAGCATCTGCGACTTCGTCCGGTTACAACGCAAGAATTCTTCAATACGAGAGAGAAATTAAAGAAATTCATAATAGATTGAAATTGGTTTACGATCAACCTAAATTTATGGTATTGTAATGGCAAAAAATATTCTGACACAAGCAACTCCAAATTTAGCAGGAAGACCGAATCCTGAATTTGTGAGACCTGATTTTGATGCTGCGATTTGGCAGAAGGGATATTGGGTTCAATTAGAACGAGCATTAAGATGTCCTTGTAACGGAGTCGAAGCTTCGTTGCCTGACTGTCAAAATTGTTATGGAACGGGATATTTTTATGTTAATACTGTAAGAACAAAAGCTCTTATAACAGGAATTAATCAAACAAATCAATATAAGAATTGGTCTGATACACTGTTAGGCACTATTGCTATAACAGTAATGGATAATAATAAGGCTAATTTATCTTGGTTCGATAGAGTAACATTTGAAACGGAGTATTCTTACTTTAGCGAGAACTTAGAAATAAGACAATCTAATAAAGGAGAAAATTTCGTTTTTACAACATATAAACCTGTAGAAGTATTAGCAATATATACTTTCATTGATTCGGGAGAAAAACTGAATAAAACAGCAGCATATCATATGAGTTCAGATAATCCGTATTGCTTGATATTAGACGAAGAACCTCCTATGAACGGATGTTTGAGTGTATACTATAAACACTGTCCTGAATATCACATTATCGATTTACCTCATGAAATAAGAGCTTCTTGGAATGTAGATAGAACAACTAGTGTTCAAAAGAAAATTCAACTTCCTATACAAGCAATCGCGAGAAGAAGTCATTTGATAGATGTATCAAAACCAATGTTTAATGGAACTGGATTAATAAGAAATGATGATGTATGAGTTTGCCTATTAGAATAGACTTGAGCGATGTAGTAGCTGAATTTAATCTTGACGAAAATGCAGCTAATATGTTAGGAACTGCTATCATAGATAGAGTAGTTCAAGAATATTCGTATAAATGGCAAAATCTTATAACAAGTGAACTCAAGCAATCGAGAGAGGAATATCTAAGAGCAGTTTATATAGATAGAACTTCTGGAACAGACGTAACGTTTGGTTTATCAGCAAGAGAATCTAATTTAGCTTTAATGATAGAAGAAGGAAAAGGACCTTGGGACGAAAAACCCTTCTTATTGGCATCTCCTAAACGTAAACAAAAGAAAGACGGTGGATTTTATATAACAGTACCGTTTCGTCATGCAACACCACAAGCAATAGCAGAATCTTCTATTTTCAGTTCCATAATGTCTCAAGAAGTATATGATTTAGCTAAAAACAATCGAAGTCCATTAAAAAGACAAGAATTACCTGAACAACACCAAGTATTAGGAGTAAGAAGAGAAATTAATATTCCAGGATTAAAAGTACCTGAATATATACATAAAGCCGCTAAGTACGAAGGACTTGTAAGAGTTAAAGCTGAAAGTTCAGAGAAAGAAAAGAGAGGAAATTACTTCACGTTTAGACGAGTAAGTGATGTTTCAGATCCGAATAGTTGGTGGAACAGAGGTATTCGAGCTCGTAAGTTAATGGATAAAGCACTTGAAGCAGCAGAGATAGATAAGGTAGCAAGTATGGCTATTGATGAAACATTAGAACAACTTCTAAATAGATAAAAATTATGTTACAGATAGTACAAATAAAGGACATTCTTAATCAATTACTAGAATATATTCCTCTTGATTACGAGAATTATAAAGACGATGAGTCAAAAACATTTCTCTATCAAGTTTTGTATGGCACAAAAGACGGCAATTTCGATTTTTATGAACAAGCTAAGAAAATGTTTCTTAGGACGGACGAAAATCCAAGAAAGATTCAAGTGAGAATCGAATTCCCTAAAGATAAAACTAGTTTACCGTGCTACGTGATAAGAGAGCCTAGTAAACAATCAGGACAAGCACAAAGTATAGGTAAGTTAACAGGAATAATGACTCCTAATGGAGGATTTGAAGTAAGAGATAATAGAGCTTATAATTTTGAAGTAATGTGTTTGGCTGACAATATAATGGAATCGATAATTATGTCGGAGATTTTGTACGCATTAATGTTAGGAGCTTATAATGTATTAGCAACAATGTTTTATCAGATTGATTTTCAAATGACAGAATTGATGGCTGAACAGAGTTTGTTACCATTACCAATCTTTTTTAGGTCTTTGAGAATAAATCTCACTTCAGATGAATTAGTTCCTACATTAGTAAACGAAGGTTTGTTAAATAAATTGATTTTCGAGGACGCAGGAAAATCTGCTATTAATATGTTAGGAAACTATCCGAAAGAAACTCTTCCAGGCGTTGAGTCGGAAATAATTTAACAAAATTATATAGTTTATTTTGCGAGAAGAAAATAAAGATGTATATTTATGTGGTTTTTAAGAATTCGTGAAAAATAAATATAAAGAATAATGTCAAGTACGATTTATTTTAACAATAAACAGATATCTCTCCCAGGAGCTTACAGTACAATTGTGAGTGGAGAAACCGGTCCGGCTCGACAACTTGATTATGGAAAAGTTCTTGTAATCGATACAGGTACTTACTCAGCAGGTTTCGGTGGTGGAGCTGGTATTAACGGAGAAAATGCAAGCGGTCAGAATGCAATCTATACTTTTGATAACATTAATGATTTCCGCTCTTTCGTAAGAGGAGGAATGTGGTGGAGATGTGCAGAAGCATTGTTTGCTCCAGACCCAAGCAATCCTGATGCGGTAGGTGTTTCAGAATTACAGTTTGTTCGTGCAGCGACAACTAAAGGAGCTACAATCACTTTTAGTACAACTGCAGGAGGAAAATTTGTAGTTAAAACTTTAGACGAAGGTCTTGCTGCGAATGGTACAATGTATAAGGATTCAATCCTAACTTCAGGATACGGTATGAGACTTGTATCGGGAGTAGAAGATCCTGAAAAATGGATTATGGAATTTTGGAGAGGAACTTACACAGGAACTTATGCAGGAGACGGATTGCCGTTCGGTGATATCGCTCAAGGAAGTGCTGATCCTGAATTAGTATTACAATCACCTGAATTCAATAATATTCAAGAATTGATTGATTGGTCTAATACGGATTCTAATTTTTCATTGTTATTCGTTAAAGATGCAGCAACTGCAGTAGCAGGTGCAGGTACAGTCACTGAAGAAGATGTGACGACTGCAATGAACGATAAACCATTCATTTTAGCTGCAGGAGCTACAGAGTCTTTCGATGCTGATGATTTAACTGCTGTTTTAGAGCAGATTGTAGGTTTGGATTATAGCATTGTGTTGACTGACCAGGTTGCTGCAAATGCTAATTCAACTTCGACTAAAGCAGTAATTAAACATATTACTCAAGATGCTAAATTCCAACATTTCCTTTATGTAGCAGGATATGATGATGCGGCTAAATTTGCTGATGAAATTACTCTTGCACAAGCATTTGATAGTTGTTACGTTGCCTTAGTTCATGGTGGCGTAGGACTAGTATCTGCATTCGATGCACAGAAGATTCGTTGGTGGCCAGCATTGTATAATACTTGTGCCATTGTAGGACGTGTTTCAGGTAAAGCTCCGTATATTCCAGTAACATTCAAGTCAATTGGAGTAGATAGAGTAAAACACATCTTAACTGAAACTGAAAAGAAGAAAGCATTGAAATACGGTATTCTTGTCACTACATTGAATGACTATTCAGGTAAATTCGAAGTATTGCAAGGAGTAAATACGTTACAAGATAATGCTAATTTGTTTAATGCAAAAGGACAGTCTTATTCAATTCAGTTCATGCGTATTGTTGCACAGATTAATAAGGAGTTGATTGTAAATGCTTCTATTGATTTGTTGGGACAAGAAAATGGTGTGAATGCAAATTCTCTATCAGCAGGAGCGGTGAAGGATTGGACGGTAGCATATTTACAGTCTAGAACAGCAACGACTGAACAAGACAATTTATTGCTTTCATTCCGAGATGTAGTAACAACTCGTAAGGACGATGCTTATTTCACAACTTACAAAATTGTTGTAAATAATGAAATTACCAAGTTGTTCTTCACAGGATATTTAATTCGAGGATAATTATATAAAGAATAATTATGGCAGTATTTACAGCGCCTAAAGCGTATATAAAAATAGATAACAAAGTTGCAGGCTACGTACGTGGCCTGCAGTTTGCAGAAAATGTACAACGTGCAAATGTACAGGGATTAGGTAATTTGTTACAGCAGGAAGTACCTCCTATTAGTTACCAATGTACTTTTACAGTATATCAGTTCTTTATCGACTTTAAACAGCCGGTTATCGAAGGAATGATTCACCGTTTAGGTTCAATTAAATCGATTGTTGACACTCTTGTACTCGGAGAACTTGGATTTGCAATTGCAATCTATTCTAAGACTATTCAAACTCAAGATGCTAATACGAAAATGGTAACACAAGTAGATCCAACAGGTAAGACAATGTGTTTGTTGAATCCGTGCTTTGTAAACAATCAGTCATTTAATTTGACAGATAACGGCATTGCAGGTATCAATATTTCAGGAATTTATTTGTTACCGATTTCTACATTAGAACTTTAATAATTAATGAATTATGGCAAAGAAATTTGCCATAATTTTTTATACTTGAAAACGGAATAGCAGGACTTAAAAAATTATGGTTTATGAAAGCAAATTTTGAAAAAGGAACAAAGATTTGTTCAAAATGCAGGAGAGAACTTCCAATTAGTCATTTTCAAAAAGATAAATCTAAATCCGATGGATTAAATACACAATGTAAAGATTGTGTAACTAAATATAGAAAATCTCCTAAAGGAAAGGAAGTTGCTTCGAGAGCGAGACGAAAATATTATCAAACAGAAAAGGGAAAAGAATGTCAGAGACGTGTCGATCAAAAGAGATCTCAAAACGAAGAATTTAAAACAAAAGCAAAAATTCGGGCTAAAAATTATTATGAAAGAACAAAACCAGAACCAAAACGAATTGAAAGAACGATAAAGATAAACGAAGATGGAGTTGAAGTGTTAAATTGTTTAAATTGCAATAGAATACTTCCTGTTACTCAATTCTATAAAGATCGTTATCAAAAAACGGGTTATGATTGTTGGTGTAAAGATTGTAGAAGAGAGCTTCAGATAAGAAGATTAAATACAGAAGAAGGTAAAGAATATAATAGAATGCAAACGAAAAAGTATCGTCAAACGGAAAAGGGGAAAGAATATGTTAGAACTTATAATAACGAAAAATTTAAACAAGATATTGATTTCAAAATTGCTAAATTATTAAGAAATCGAATTTTGAGAGTTCTCAAGGGTAATATAAAATCAGCTAACAGTTTAAATCTTCTCGGTTGTTCAGTTGAGGAGCTAAAAGCTCATCTCGAGATGCAATTTGAACCTGGAATGACGTGGGATAATCAAGGAGGTAAAGATGGTTGGCAGATTGATCATATCATACCGTGCGCAAAATTTAATCTATCTATTCCTGAATGTCAAAGAATTTGTTTTAATTATCGCAATCTTCAGCCTATGTGGGCAAAAGAGAATAATATTAAAAAAGATTCTTTACCTAGCGGATGGGAAGAGTTGTTGAGAATTATCAAAGAAGATTTAAGTATTGATATAGTTGTTAATTTAAAAGAAAGTTAGATATTTACCCAACTTTATAAAATTCGTAATAAAAATGGAAGATAAAATCGTAAAAGTAAAAGGGAAAGAGTATAAAATTACATTTCCTAATGTAGGTCAATATTATGATATAGAAGCATTAAAACAAAGTCTAGGAAAAGGTTTTTATAATATGATGCTTGGTAATCGTTCAGTTGCAGCACAGAATGCTCTTGATATGATTGATATCGAAGCAACGATTTCAGTTATGATGCCGGACCTCGTAAAAGATATGAAGGTTAAGAGTTTTAGAGAGCTAGGTCTTGCTGACTATACAGAAATTCGCGAAATTTACGACAAAGAAATTATTCCTTTTCTTATGGAAACTAAACGTATACTTAGTCGTCCGGTTGAATAGAATGAATTAAATTGAAATAAGATGACCATTGATGATTTACGTACTTTTATGATTCAATGGAATAACAGATTCCCTTATGACCGGTGGTGGAGAAAGAAACACGGAGTAGCTTTTTTGTCGCCTGAGCATAGGGGATGTTCTTTTATCCATCAGCTAATGGAATATGAGGAAGAATTGATGTTTAATCGAGTTTTACAAGAAGAAAAAGAGAAAGAGCAAAATTCTTACATTCCTAATATGGGAGATTGGATAAAACGAGAAAATTCCAATGAGATAGACGAATATGACCTAGAGATGTTTAGAAAAGAAGCTGTTGAATTAGCTGAGTTAGAACAATTAGAAACAGAAGAGTAGTCTTATGGCAGAAGATAAAAGAATTAGAGTAAGTGCAGATATAACTCCTCTTAGACAGTTAAGAGAAGAAGTAATCTCTCTATACAGAGAAATCGATCAAGCAAGTTCATCAAGTCAATTGACTACCGAAAGAAACTTGCAGCAACTTCGTGAACAATTATCTCTAATGGAAAATAGAAATGAGCTTGAGAAACTATTAATTGATTTAAAAAAACAAGCTGCATTAATTGAAGCACCAGTTCAACCTACTAGACAACAGCAACCCATATATGATAGAGATACAAATTCTGTTTATTGGGATTTAAGTCAACAGCCCGAAGAAATACCTTCTCCTGAGGAAGAAAAGCCTAAACAGAAAAGAAAGAAGAAGAAAAAAGTCAAAGAACAGTTAGACTTTGACGGAGAGCCTGAATACGATGAAGAAACAGGGTCTGTAAAATGGACTGCGAGAAAGAAAGGTGATATAGGAACAGATCAACAGAAAGGTCAAGAGGAACTTCTAGAAAGTGTAAAGAATATTGAAAAGAATACTGTCGGAATCAATGAAAATACAACTCTATTAAAAGATAGAAATCCTGTTGAAGTTAAGTTTGAGTCTACAAACGAAAGACAGAATCAACGTCAAGAATCAGTTTCTCGACCTGAAAGAGAAGAGTCTACAAACGAAAGACAGAATCAACGTCAAGAATCAGTTTCTCGACCTGAAAGAGAAGAGTCTACAAACGAAAGACAGAATCAACGTCAAGAATCAGTTTCTCGACCTGAAAGAGAAGAGTCT